GGGGGTGGGGGTGGCGGCAAAGTCACAGTGTGGCGGAAAGGACACGTTGCCGTTCAGCCACAGTGGCATGGATGCAACACCTGTTGCCCAAAAGCCACCACGAAAATGTGATTGGACAAGCCGAGTGCGCTGTGGTAGCGTTCATACGTCGTGACGCGATGTCGCCGTCACACAACTAGACCTTACGAGATCAATGGCGCTAAGGCGCAAAGGAGCTAAGCTATGACATGGGATCAATTCCAGGCCGATGTGATACGCATACTAGGTGAGTTCAACGTGGGATATGGAGAGGCATCTGAGTTGTATTCATTCCACACTGCCTATCACGACGGGCAAATGACACCGCGCGAGGCTGTGGTTGATTGCGTTGAATGGCTTGGTTGGGCATAGATCGAAACGCCTAGCAATAGGCGCCGCGTGGTAATGCCACGCCTGATGAGATCAGCAACAGTCCTACGGGACAGATGGAGAGAGCTATGGCAAAGGAAGATTGGCGCACGTTGGACGAGCAGGCTCTGATTAATGCGATTGGCACTGAGTTGGGCGCGGTGCAATGGGCGAACTATCAAGCGAGTAAGGAAGCGTACCGCGCCTACAAGGTGACGCGTGATCTATTCGAGGCGGGGATGCAAGACGCATTCAGGGCCAAGTTGCCGGAGGGTGTGGAATTGAAGTTCGGTTATAACTTCGGCAAGCTCTCCATCGCGGTAGGGCCGGTGAGCGAGAGGAAGGCGCAGCCAAAGGCGGAGAGTGAGAGCCTGGGGGATTGGCTGGCCTCGCAAGCGAGTAGCGGACAACGCTGCTAATACTCTAGCCTCTCAGATATGAAATGGGAATAGCGCGGTCATACCCGGGCTTTTCTCGTTGTAAGCTAACGCAAACGCGGAGCAAGGCCATGTACAAGTCACTTGATTGGTTCAGCGGCGCTTATGACGGCAAGCAATGGCACGATCTAGGGCCGTTTGAGACAAAGCAAGAGGCGTTAGAAGCCGCTCAGGCTATCGCGCCTAACGGCGGTTACTACGTGTTTGAGCGGATCAAACTGGATTAGGCGCAATCGGTCAGGGAGCGGCGCCCATGCGCCAAGGCGCAGTCCGGTAGGGCAGTAGCGGCCCGCCCCGCGAAACACACCAGCGACGATCTGTGGCCGATTGCGGGGCATCGTGACGCGGGGCGAGTGAGCGGCAACACAACGGAGCGAACAATGGAAACGTTAGAGTTTAATTACGAACAAGAGACAGCGGAGTTTGTAAATGTTTACAGTCTGCTGAAATGGATACGTGATCTACATACTGAACTAACTAACACCGGCTGCTTACCGGATCATATCTCAACCGAGACGCATCAGCAGTTAATGATCTTGGCAAAGATCGCTGATGCCATTGTCTCTAACCTAACCTAAGGACCTTACACATGAGATGGCCAATCAAACTCGGGGTTGCCTACAATCAACGCGGCCAGGATAAATCAATCCTGCTGCTTGGGATCGTGGCAGGGTACATCGTGGTGGTGTATGTGATGCTGAGGTGTGGGATTTATTGGCGATAGGAGAGGGAAATGAGCAAGCCTTTTGAACTTAACAAAAGCTACAGGACAAAGGAAGGTGACTACGTCACTGTACTTGTATGTGACAACACACCTGGATATGAATACGTCCTTGGTGATGATAACATATGTAGATACAATCGCGACCAGGATCGTGGGCGTGTTACGGGATCAGGTTTCGACATGACATACCGACGTAACTTAATACCCGACGAATAGGCAATCACCACGACCTCACGGAAATGTTACCCAGGTCACGAAAAGTTTACTTGCAGTTGATCGCGTGAGGGAGTACACTTAACAGGTAGGTTGAAGTTCGACGCTTGAAACGGAGGAACTTGCATGAGCAAATATACATTCGACGTACAAAGCGACCCTGACAATGATGATGGTTCGTGTAGCATCTTCATTGATAACGGGTTAGGTTCAGGGGCCGAGGTATGTGGTAAGATCGCCTCACCTAAAGTTGCAACCTTCATCGCAGCTTACCTCAACACCTTACAACAAGACCAGATCAAAGAGGTCTGGGATATTTCATAATTCCTTGAGAGGCGCAAATGCCTCTCGTTAATCCCTTTGCTGGCATAAGGAGAGAGGTCATGGCACCGTACACTGTTTGGATGTTTTCCTACTATGATCTGTTGTACTACAATATTAGAACTTGCATCGACCTGAGCGAGATTTAATTAATCCCTTTGCAACGGATAGCCGAAGGGCCGACGGCTTAATGATCGGTTCACAGGAGACGATACCAATGGGTATGATTGTGGAAGTGCCGATCCCCAAGGCTGGTGCAGGGGTGACGTTCAAGATTGACGTGGATATCCTGGCGAGTAATGATTTCCCATTGCCGGTTTATCTGGAGATTTGCTTGCAAGGGTGTAAGACCCTGCTCAATCGTGGGCAGAGCAAGCTCAAGAGCAGCAAGGGCCTAGAAGGGAAGGCCAAGGAAGATGCGGTGAAGGCCATACTGGAGATCGTGCAGAAGCAATACGATGCAATGCTTGCTGGTGAGACGCGGATCACTGGTGGCAAGGCGAAGCTGAAGGGCGTGGAACGGGAAGTCAAGGCAGAGGCAATGCGCCTTGCACGGCTCGCAGTTCGCGATGCGATCAAGGCGAGCGGTGGGAAGATCAGTCATTACTCCGCGAAGAAGATCACTGAGGCTGCGGAGGAGGTCCTCGCGGATGAAGAGCGTGGGCCGCAGTTTATGGAGATCGCGAAGGCGAATGTTGCCAAGCGGCATGAACTGGACGAGCCTGCGGCAACGACCGACGAGGCCAAGGCGAAGGGCTCTGCGTTGATTGATGCCCTTGGCCTGAAGGCGGACCCGAAGCTGGTGGCCAAGGCGGAGAAGAGTGCTGCGGAGAAGAAGGCGAAGAAGGGAGAGAAGGTCCCTGCGGGGGTTATGGCGACGGCGAAGCCCCAGGGTCAGCAGAGCCACGCGAAGCATTAAGGAAGGCTAACCAGTGAACGGGTATACACTCTATTTGCTACACATATCTCCACGCTATAAACACGCCCAGCACTATTTGGGAGTGACGCGCGGTGGTAGGAGTGTTGCCCTTCGCTGGTTAGAACACATGCAAGGAAGAGGAGCGGTACTGACAAGACATGCAAGAAAGGCAGGAAGTCAATTAATCCTAACTAGGATATGGACCAATGCCCCATTTGCTAATGAGCGTAAGCTCAAAGGCCGTAGTTTAGCACCACTCTGTCCGCTATGTTACCCTAGGGGCAACCCGGCCCCTAGGGATTTTGCTTGAAAAGAAGGCTGAAACAATGTCGCTTACCAATGACTACAACGATATCACAGGCGAGTATCGTGATACATCACATCCGCCTCGTGACTTCAATCCCTTAACCCAGGAGCAAAACGTGGATACCACCCAGGAGTTACCAGCCGTGAGCAAGCTGCGAGAGGCGTTCGATGCGGCGAAGAATGCAATCGTTGAAGGGACGGAACTTGCGAAGCTAGTTACAGAGCTTCGTGGGCAAGTGAACTCGCTTCAACTTGAAGTTGGGCGCTTTCAACGCGATATGGAATATCTGCGAGATCGGAATAAGGAATTGGATGAACAGGTAACGCAGGTTCGACGGCAGAGGGATGAGGCCATTGCTGATGCGAGTGAGCAACGAAGCAGGGTCTTTGCCATGCAAGCGCAGATTGACGGCATGGCGAAAGAACGCGACGATGCAATGGTCATGGCCCTGGAATATGAGACCAAGTGGAAGGCCGTTGACGCTCAACTGAACAAGCTCAAGGTCCTTTTCGGCGAAGCCTTTGGCGAACCTAAGACTGAGGAGGTTCCTAATAAGGGTGTTCCCCATTACGAAGTCCAGCCCCGGGATGAGGTTGGGAAGTTCCAAGAGATGCCAAAGGCGTATGACGCCGGAAGCCAGGGTCAATTCTAACCAAGGGAGAAGGCCAGGGTTAACAGCCCTGGCCTTTCTATATCATGGCAGATACCATGCGCAGCGTGCTAACGCAAGGGGCGGAACGTTACCTTAGAGGAGAATTAAGCCATGAGGAGTTTGCACAAGGCTTAGTCTTAGCTATCGCTGAAAGCCCTGAATGTCGAGTGGAGGATTTACAATGGCTCGCGGTCAAGTTGACATCGGGGAGTTAGTCAAGCTAATCAAGGGCGTGCCAACTCGCGGGCAGATGAAACCCGTTCACCGCTACATCGAAAAATCCCGGCCTCCGGCGAAGGCGACTACGAAGAAAAGCGAAAGCCGCGAGGCATAATCGCCTTTCCTGATTTTCCCACGAACCTAAGATGGCCAAACCTCACCGTTTGGCCATTCTCATTTCCTCTGCCCTGCGCTTCCCACAACCTTACCTGCGCCAAAAGGCGCCAGAGGCGAATGTAAGTTACGCCAAAGCCATCGCAAAAGGCTCACCACCGCTCCCTCCGCACCGGCCCCGCCGCGTTCCCTGGAGAACCCTTGGTGATACTCTGGTGTAACCCTAGTGATACTCTCATATCACTACTTTGAGCCGGATCGGGCAGAGGGCACTATAGGGTAAGTTTATTTTTTTTTTTTTTTTTTTTTTTTTTTTTTTTATCTAACGATAGAGCCCCATCGCCCCAACCTTCCCAAATAGTCTATATGAGAGTATCACTAGGGTTCCTCTAGGGTATCACAAGGGGAGCATGAGGGAGCGTGTGCTGGCCGGGCCTGCCAGGGGTAAGGTCCGCCATTGCCATCGCAATCGGGCGGTCATGTACCCAGGCGTAGGCCGCTTTAGGCCACCTTGGGTTTGAGTCTGCAACAATTTGGCCGACCTGCCACCCACCATCGGGCCCGGGCAGAGTGATCCTGCTTCGTGGCAAATCGGCCACACATGAGGCGCAGCCTTCTCCATACCCATCCCAGGAAACCTGCTCCGCGAGAACGCGAATTATTTGCTTTGCAAGCGAATGTTCTTGACATTGAGGCGGAAATGGGTTATACTGTTGGGACAATGAGGAGTGTCTTGTCTCCTCCTTGCTTAAAGGGCTAATCCCATGAGTGACAGTTACCAAGCGATTTATGATGCTGTTCGAAGTCGTATCAGCGGTGGTAACATTAGCGAAGTTGTCAGTGATGCACTTCGCAACGCCTTCGACTTCTCGTCCGCGCGTGAAATGTTACAACAGCAAATATACGCTGTTGGTTACGAGATGGCAAGACCTTCAGTGATCTTCAAACCTACCTTAAGTGAGGATGGAGATCATTGGTGCGCGTTATACGGAGAAGATTTAGCAACTGGAGTATGCGCCTTCGGCAAAACACCAGAGGCTGCAATGGTTGCCTTTGACAAAGCTTGGCATATTCAAAAGACCACCTCTGCAATGAAAGCAGAAGAAGTTGCTGAAGAACAAGCAGCCAATGGTCAATTTGGAGTGGGGGCGTAGCCATGACCCTCTCCCTCTACACCCTCCACTCCACCACCGCCGAAGGCGAGTTCATCATTCAAAAGTTCGACACCGACTACCGCTGTGAGAGCGTGTACGCGATGACCTCAACCACCTGCATGTGCCCACAAGGGGCCAAGCCCACCTGTCGTCATCGGAAGATGTTTCCATTGTTCCTCAAGCACGGCCACATCGGCGATGGGTGGTTCTTGGAATGGGACACGCGGATGTGGAGGAAGCCAATCATCGAACCCGAGGAGATGGTATCTCGTCCCTCGGTTGGCGAGGAGGCCCTCACACCTCCTTCGCCTGGGGCGGATCAACCCTCGCCAGAGGCTACGCCCCCTTCGCCACCGGAGGGGCCACAGTCGCCCCAAGCAGCCGAAGCCGCACCAGCCAGCCCGGTGGGGGTTGGTGCACCCATTGTCAAACGGAGACGAATATCATGATCAAATTCAAAGCCACTAACCTTAACGGTGAAGGCAGTTATAATGGCACTCACGAGGATTTAGGTGAGTGTTTAGTAAGCAAGTTTGAGATTGACGGCGTGGAGTTTTACTCTGTTGTTCCAAAGAACTCCACTCAAACCCAGCGCATGGAGAACGATAGTGCATGCGCAGCAGAGTATGGATACAAGATTGATTACGATAGCACGGAGGAAGCGCTGTGAAATCCCCTCCCCTCTGCCCCTCAATCTTCCGCTCCGCCGATACCCTCTACCTCGACTTCGGCTCCATGCTCCTCCCCTTCCCCTTCACCGAAGGTGGCCTTGGCAAAGCCCTTGCCCATATCCCCAACATCTCCGGCCCGCGTGGCGGCCACCTCACCGGCCAGAGCAACTTTCCCAAGGTCGTCAGTCTGAAAGGCCATGTCGCGAAGGTCACCAAGTTCAAAGGCCGACGGCCGATCCTAGACCTCCCAGATGGAATGCGCGAGGCAGCTTTAGCTGTGGTGAAACGTAGAGGAATGGGAAAATAGTCATGCCAGAGAATTGGTCAGTTGACGAAGAAAATCCTTGGAAACCGCGTAAGTTAATCCCATCCAATGGCCCAACCACGCACCCTGACCCACGGATGCATCTCTCAATAAGTGACATGGCTTTATTGAGCGGCCAATCGGGTAACGATTTAGCACAACTATCTCAATCAGAACTGGCCGTGGTCAAGCATAGGGGGATGGGGAAATGAGCATTGCTACAATCGACAGGGCAACGTACTTTACTTTACTTTACAATACCACCACTCGCTATTTGAGGAAGGGATTTTCTCTTAAAGAAGCTGAACAGCGCGCACAGGAGTTGATGGATAACGCCTTCGAGCGCCCAAATGCCACCGATCGCGCTAATGAGACCGACCAAAAGGAGTCCGGCATCTATGGCTGACATCACCGAAGACCAACAGCGAGCCGCTGAGCGGGTTGTCGCGGACGCTTTGGCCCAGCCTACCATCTCTTCCCTCCTCGCCAACACCGACGCCGCCGAGAACCACGACCACGCCTACATCGCCTCCTACCTCCTCAACGTCTACAACGACGCCCTTCGCCGGCTTACCAATCGCGATGTCTGGGGCCCGGATGACGCCATGCGCTTTTTCAAAATGTTCGCCCTGGTGATGGAAATCGCAAGCCCCAAGCTAAAGGCTGAGACCTTCGCCCCGAAGGGGAAGCCAACGCGATGAGTGAACCCTTCCTCATCCTCCACAAAGTCCGCGGCGCCCCCGCCTTTGACATAGCGGAGCAGATGATTGTAGAGGGCTACGACGAACCTTGGTGGATCATCCCCACGAGTGGGCATAGGGCATACCCCTGGTGGTGGGTTGAGATTAACGATGTCCCTGACATTCAATGTTTACTTGATAGCACACCATCCGGCCTGCCAGATAACTGGCCCGACCACTACCAAGCCTCCGAGGCCCGCTCCCGTCTCGCAACCGCCGCTGGCGATCTCCTCTCCCTTATCGGCCTTGGAAAGGCGAAGCCCCAGGAGCCAGTTAAGCGCCGAGTCATTCCATGAACCAATTCTATAACTGGTATATAGCCTTCGGCTCCACCTGTGGTATCATCGCCCTTATCCTCGTAACCCTCGACATGAACCTCCCATGAAAATGTGCATCTCCATCATCCACCTTGGTCGCTACAAGATCGACATGCTCGACGACGACAATAAAATCGTCAGAGGCTACGACTGCGGCCTCGCAGGTGTCCTCGTCGCCCTCAACAATTGGATATTCGTTCCAGAGCATGTTGCTTATCAAGCGGATCAACGTAAGTCATCTGATGAACTTGGAAGGGAAGCTATTCTTAAACTGGCCAGCGATCCTACAATCAATCCCAGAGGCCTGCCTGTCAACGCTAGATACCCAGGGCGTGTCACATCAAGCACCACTGAATGCAAGCACCCCAAATGCCCATTCCCAGCCAAATGCCATAACGGCTGCGTAGATCAACAACCAATTACCTTGGTTACTACTCATGACTAAGCCTCCCCCCAACCGCCTCGACTACCAAACCCTCGGCGGGGATTTCTCTCCCACCATTACCTTCTCCCAACTCATCGAGTTCTGCCGACTGGCGCAGGAGGACTTTCGCGAGCTGGCCTCTTGGGCCAAGCTCCACGAGACCCACGTGAAGGCGAAGGCTTGGATGCAACTTGCTGATAACTTCGAAAAGATCATCGCCGTGCTGACGCATCTGGCGAAGGGGAAGACGAAGACGAGCATAGGGTATCAACAATGACCGATCCATACACACCAACCGATAATGATCTTGCTTTGGCTACACGAATTAGGCATCTTGCATCGGAGTTGGAGTTTGCTTTACAAGAAGGATCAAACCGAGGTTGGAGTGTTGAAATAAGAATGGAATGGATAGGGGCAATGTCATATATCAGACGGCCCCTAGCTGTTTCTATTACGAGGTCAATCTCCATATGACCCCTCACGGCGATCCCCTCCTGGCCCTCGCCATCCTCACCTTCTGGGCCTTCATCATCTTCTGCGCTTGGAAAGATAGGAACCGGACATGAGCATCCAAAAGGATATGGAACGTCTTGTTAATGAAGCAATGGACGCAATGGAGACAGTCCGTGAAAAGCTCATGGACTTGATTGAGTTAAATCCAGCCTTAGGTACAATTGTTAATGATAGCGCTTCTGCTTTTGTTAAGGCAAACACCGCCTTGGAAGACATTCTATCTGCGGTTGAGGATATTGACGCATGAGCAGGCTCCCAGTCAAGACCGAGGCGGAAATATTCAGTCACCTACTTGAGCAGTTGCGCTTGGCCGAAGAGGCCTCCTACACCCTCGGCCATTTCTACAAAGCCCAAGACGACTTCGAACACGGTCAGGGGTTCCTCGCGGTGGGTGAAATGTTCAAGATGAGCCAAACGAATGTCATCAATATCGCAACGAAATCGATGCGGATCAAAGCGGGGTTTAACTGATGCGCAAGCTGTACTCCTATCGTCTAGGAAGCCCTTGGAGATTTAGCACATGGTGGCCGCCATTCTTTATTGGGCATTACAATCGTGTATCTCCTTTTGGCGTGGATATATGGCTATGGCGTATTGGCCCTTGGCAATTTGAGTGGAGGTCGGAGTTATGAATATATTAGAACTCAACGCCACTGCCGATGCCCTCCTCGGCCTGATCAAATCCTCCACCGACTCCCCTCGGGACGGCATCGCCATTCTCGGCCTCGCCCTTTGCAAGCTCTACGACGACGCCTGCGGGGACCCCGAGGCCCTCCCCTTCGCCACCTTCGCTGGCGACTTCCATATGTCGCTCTTGGCGACCCATCGTGATGTCTCTTCCTCCGGCCCGGTGACGAGGCAATGATGGAATTAGACGAAGTCAAGAAGGCCTCAGATGCCTTATGCCTGTGGTTTGTTTCGCAAGAGATATCGCCAGCAGATGGTGGGCATATTATGATTTATCTTATGGCTACACAGCTTGTCGCAAAATCTCGAGAAGTGAACGATTTGCAAAAAGGTATTAATTGCATGAGAGACCTTCTCACACTTGAAGTTGCTGAGTGTCTTCATGACTAAACTCGCCCGCGTCCAACCCTCCCTCCCACTCACGCCCCCGCCCACCGAAGAGCAATCCCACATCCTCTCCCTCGTCACTCTCACCACCTCCAACCTCATCATCAACGCCCTTGCAGGGAGCGGGAAGACGACAACCTTGGAGATGATACAAGATGCGCTGGCTCCTCCTGTATTGTGTCTTGCTTTTAATAAGCGGATCGCAGATGTTATGGTCAAACGTTTTAAAACCACAACCACTGTTAGAACTTTCAATGGCCTTGGTCATCGTATCTGGAGTGCTACTTGCGCCGGCCGCTTATCTCTCGACCCACGCAAAGTCCCCGACCTCCTCCGAGAAGTCATAAGAGGCTTAGTCAAGAGCGAGCAAGGTGAAGCGCGGGAAGTCTTTTGGGATGTAATCGCTGCTGTTGGATTAGCAAAGTCACTCGGCTATGTTCCAGAGGGAAAGTATCCAAATGCCAAACGCCTCATCGAAGCAGACAGCTTCTACGCGCACCTTACAGAGGACATCGGAGAAATTGGTCCCTACCTCGTCGAAGCCACGCTCACCGCGTCGATCAAATCCGCCTACGCCGGCCTCATCGACTATAACGATCAGGTATATATGCCCGCACTGTTCGGTGGTACATACCCGAAGTTTCCGACTATCCTCGTCGACGAAGCGCAAGACCTTTCCCCCGTCAATCATCAAATGCTCAGTCACCTTTCAAAAAGTCGGCTTATTGCAGTTGGGGACGAAAATCAATCAATTTACAGATTTCGGGGCGCAACCACCAACGGAATGAGCAAGCTCCGGGAGCGGTTCAAGATGGATACTGCGGAACTAACCGTCTCATTCCGCTGTCCAGAGGCCATTGTCAAGGCAGTCCACTGGCGCTGCCCACAAATGAAGTGGATCAAAGGAGGGGGTCGTGTCGCGGCTCTTCGCAATCCTACACTCAATAGCTTTACCGATGGCTCTGTTATCATCTGTCGGAATAATGCTCCTCTCTTTGCCCTGGCCCTTCGCCTCTTGGCTGCGGGGCGGAGCGTTAGCGTTGCTGGGAGCGACGTGGGCCCTCGCGTTATTGGGATCATGCGGCGATTAGGGCCAGACAACCTCACAAGGCAAGGACTCTATGAAGACATCGAAGCGTGGAAAGCTGAGAAACTCTCGAAGGGAAGTAATACGGCAGAAGATATTGCGGGATGTATGCGAGTCTTTGCTGACCACGGTGCCACTCTGGGACAAGCAGTGGCGTTCGCTGAGCACTTATTTCGACAGCAGGGAAGCATTCAGTTACTCACAGGTCATAAGGCGAAAGGGCTGGAGTGGCCTGTTGTCTATCACCTGGACCCCTTCCTCCTCCGCCCCGACGAGCAAGACCTGAACCTCCGCTACGTCATCACCACCAGAGCGATGGAAACTTATTACGAGATCAACACAGCGGATATTAAATAGTTCCGTGAAATATAAGATCAGTGGGATTAGACGTAATGGATTTAGGGCTGATGATACACATTTCATCTGTGATCAGCTTAGAGCAATACGTATTAAACAACAGCTATCTTTAGAGGAGTTGTCTGGAATGGTAGGTACTAAGCTGCAACTCATTTCAAATTGGGAAAGGGGAAAGACTTCTCCTACACTTAGAAATTTAGACCGTTGGTGTGAGGCTCTTGGTCAAAGCTTAATAATTGAAGAGGTAAAAGTTCAATGACCGTCTCCACCTCCCGCGCCGCCTACGAAGACTGCTTCCACCTCCTCGACCGGGCGATGGACTCCCCTGCCGGCATCCGTCATTCCTGCCCCACCTCAGGCGCCGCCCATCACCTCCGCGTCCGGCTCAACTACGCCCGCGTGCTTTCCCGCAACGAACGCTCCGCCCTCCTCGACAACGACCATAAGCTCGGCACTTCCCCTTACGACGGCCTAATCCTCCGCGTCGTTCCCGCCCCCGATCGCTGGTGGGTCTACATCGAGCCCCGCAAGCTCCCTGGGGAAACTGAAGAGCTTGCCCCGATCGAGAGCTATGAAAACATCCACGACCTTTCCCCGATCAACAACTATTCGGAGAATGGGGTCAGGCGGAGGCGCATTCCATGAGCAAAATAGGCAAGCCATCCAAACTCTCCCCTGCCGACCATGCCGAAATCATCCGCCGCTGCGAACTCGCCCGCGCCAACTCCTCCAAGCTGATCGGTGCCGACTTTGGCATCTCCCGCGCTTGGGTCAATCGCATCTACAATGAGAGGCCACGGAATGCCAACCCCTCCCCTCGAAGAGCCCCACAAGAAGGTGACGTTAAACATCTGGGCAAAGGATTATGAATACCTAAAAGCCAACTACGAACGCTGGTCCGAAAAGGTCCGTGACCTCGTGCATGAGTTCGTCAGGAGCAAGAATAGGATGTTCAAAGATGACTGAGGAGCAATGGCAAGTGGCGCTGAGACTACTATATCAAGCAGAAAACGAAATCATTACTTGGAATTCAATGGCTTTAGGTAGTTATTACTATGGTAATGAAGTAGCTGATAGAATTTGCGCTTTCCTTAAAGAATTGGAGAGAGTGAATGGCTGAAGAGCCTGATAAGGACCCCCGCTTTCCCGGCACTGGCAACTACCTCGACTGGCTCATGTCGATGGACCCGCTCGAACTTTCCGCCCGGAACATCGACGAAGTCATCGCCTACCACCGCCGCAACCGCCAACTCGTCGATGCCGGCGTCAAGCCGAAGAAGAACGAGGGGCCCAAGGTTGATCTTGAAAAGATCGGCCTCGCTGCGCCCAAGCAGGTGGTGAAGAGGAGAACGATACCGTGACCAATGGGATACAAGTCTTAGTTCTACTAACTCATAAAGACCGAGTGTTAGCTTGTAGTACATTTGAGGAATTTAAGGCCCAGCAAATTAGACTCCTTGACTATATGATAGAGGCGTTCGAGGCAAAGGATAGGGCTATCGCTGCCGCAGACAAGTTTTTATCTGATGAGACGAGTGAAGCATGACCGACGAAGTCCAATCCCCCTTCCTCCCCGGCACCAACATCCAAGTGGCTTGGGATAGTACAAGCCTTGGATGGCTCAAGGTCTGCCCGCGGTTATACTATTATCAGATGATCGAAGGCTGGGCCTCCAACGAAGAGTCCGTCCACCTCCGTTTCGGTCAGGAGTATCACCATGCGCTTCAGGATTACGACGTGTTGCGAGCAGCGGGTATTCGGCATAATGACGCGGTCCACGACACGGTTCGAGAATTACTTATACGAACTGCCGACTTTGATCCCGACCATAAGACCAAGACCCGTAGTGGTCTGGTACGGACGGTTATTTGGTATTTGGATCAGTTTAGGAACGAGAATACCAAGACCCACATCCTTGCCGACGGAAAGCCAGCGGTCGAATTGAGCTTTCGATTTGAGTTGGATTGGGGGCCGGCGAGTGCTAAAGAACAAACTTGGATTGACGAGGATAGTGGTATTACAGGTAACAAATACAAGCAAACCCAGCCTTACATCCTCTCCGGCCACCTCGACCGGGTTATAGACTTAAACGGTGACCTCTTCGTCATGGACCGCAAAACCACCACCGCTGCGCCCAGCAGCTGGTTCTTCTCCCAATTCGAGCCCGACAATCAAATGTCCCTCTACTCCTTCGCAGGGCAGGTCGTTATGGGGACCCCCGTTCGGGGCGTCATCATCGACGCGGCCCAAATCCTTGAAGACGAAAGCCGCTTCGGCCGAGGGTTCACCTACCGCACCCCAGCGCAAACCGCCGAATGGCTCACCGACCTCCGCTATTGGCTCACCCTCGCAGAGCAATACGCCGTCAACAACTACTGGCCGATGAATGACAAGTCCTGTGGTCACTACCGTTCTGAGAAGGACGACCGAACCGGCTGCCCATTTCGAAGCATCTGTGGAAAGGACTCGAGCGTGAGGGAGACTTTCTTGAAGATGCAGTTCACTAAGTTGGAGGAGAAGGACAGATGGAACCCACTCAAGGCGAGGTAGATGCCAAAGTCGCCGCGAAAGCTCGTGAGTATTGCGAAGCGTGCAGAGACTTTTACTACACTCGCAAGGACGATGACAAGAAGAAAATGCTTACCGTGCAACAGGAATTGTTTGCCCTATGCCCCAGATGAGATACCAAATTATCCTAGGCAAATTCTGTGTCACTCGCGTGATCGATCGAGGCGCGTTGCTTGAGTTCAACATCGAACTTCCTGGCCTCGGCCAATTGATTTGCTCTGGTCCGAAGGCGGACGTTCGTGAAGGCGATCTACTCACACTTTACACAGAGATACTTACAAATGCCAAAGTTCCGAAAGAAGCCTGTTGAGATTGAAGCTTGGAGGATACCAATGGACGATGCAGTCACTCGTGTATTTGACGGCGACTCCAACATCATCTTCAAACGTGACGGCAACACCATTGTCGAGGCAATTATCTCTACCCTCGAAGGTACAATGGTAGCCAGTTACGGCGACTGGATTATCCGTGGAGTCAAAGGCGAACTCTACCCATGCAAACCTGACATATTCGAAGTAACATATGAGAGGGTCGAATGACTAGTCTAGCTAATCACCAATCCAACCAATATACAAAATTATGCTGTATGGGCAACCCCGGCACAGGCAAAACCGGCGGCCTCACTTCCCTCGTCGCGGCGGGGTATAAGCTTCGTATCCTCGATCTTGACAATGGGCTCGACTCGCTCAAGAACTATGTCCTGAAGGAGTGCCCCGACAAAATCTCCAACATCGAATACCGCACCCTCCGTGACAACCGCAAAGCCACCGCCTCTGGCCCTGCCATGGATGGGGCGCCCAAGGCCTTCATCGACACTCTTAAGATGATGGACCGCTGGAAGTACGACGGCATCGACCTCGGCCGCCCGGCCGAGTGGGGTCCTGACTGCATCCTCGTCGTCGACACTCTCACCTTCCTCTCCGACGCGGCTTGGAATTTCTACGACTCCATCAATGCCAACCCAGACAAACGCTCAACCTTCTTCGAAGCTCAGAAGGGCATCCTCGCCGTCCTCGCCCAGCTCAACTCCGATAACTTCGAAACCAACGTCATCCTCAATTCCCACATCGTCTTCGTGGATACTGATGAGGGCAAAACCAAGGGCTTCCCCTCAACAGTAGGTAAGGCAATCGCCTCCAAGGTGAACGCCTACTTCAACACCGTAGCCCTTTTCGAAACCATCCAAGGAGGAGAACGACGGATAAAGACCGTCCCAACGCGAACCATTGACCTCAAGAACCCCCGTCCCTTCGACATGGCAAAGGAGTACCCCATCGAAACAGGCCTAGCCGATATCTTCGCGGTCCTACGAGCACAACCCAAAGTCACACCCATCAAACGGAAAGCATCATAACACATGGCAAAGCAAGCAACCGCCCTCGCACCCCGCACCTCCGCTTCCTCCTTCTCCGACATCCTCAACACCCGAGCCTCCGATGTCGAACGCCCCGCTGCTATGCCAGTCGGCGATTACGTCGTCGTCGTAACTGGCCAACCCAGGCAGGATAAATCGACAAAGAAGCAAACCCCTTTCGTTGAATTCACCTACAAAATCCTCGAAGCGATGGAGTCCGTCGACTCCGACCAACTCGACGAATGGCTGACGAACAAGAAAGGCGAGAAGAAAAAGCTGACCGAAGTCACCATCAAAGACACCTACTACCTCACCGAGAACTCCCTCTGGCGTCTGACCGATATGCTCAAGGCTTGTGGCCTCGACACTGAGAGCGATATGTCCCTGGGCCAGCTAATCGAAGAGGCCCCAGGCAACCAGCTGATCGTCACCATGCGCCACGAGTCCTTCCAAGACGGCTCTGGCGTCTCCGCGAAGGTTGGTAGCGTAGCGGCGGTGGAGGAGTAACCATGAAGTGCCCCCACTGTGGTTCAGATAGTACACAGTGGGGGCACCCACTTAAGACTGGACCCTTCGAATATGCCATTCCAAAAAGGATGTTAAATATGGCTGAAAGCCCCCGCGACCCGCTCCTCGTCGAACGTGAGAAGACGCATGGATCGTTCAAGAAGAATGCAGATTTAAGTCAGGCGATCAAGAAGATCATGCACGATCCATTTGGCGAGACAGTTCATCCATATGTTCTATCATCGGTGCACAAAGAAGCCCTCGACATGATCGCCCTTAAACTCTCCCGCATCCTTTCAGGCCAAGCTAATTTCCGCGACCACTGGGACGACATCGCCGGCTATGCCAAGCTTGGGGCGGAAGCCTGTGAGTAGAACAACACGAAGTCAAGACTTCTACCGCCTGCTTGAAGACTGGGAATACAATGTCATCGACGACATAGATTTCCAAGTTCGTGCTATCGAAATGGGTATGCGTGCCGCGGATTTTGACAAGCTAATCAAATGGTTACTCGAAGATGAAAGCTAACATCGCCATCGTCGGCGAAGCCTGGGGCGAAGCCGAAGAGAAAGCCTGCTCCCCCTTCGTCGGCTACTCCGGCCAAGAACTCACCCGCATGCTCGAAGACGCAGGCATCCACCGTGCCGACTGCTTCCTCACCAACGTCTTCAATCTCCATCCCCCCGGCAACCAAGTGGAGTTCTTCTGTGGAACAAAAGCCGAAGGCATCGCTGGTTACCCGCCACTTACCAAAAGCAAATATTGCCGAACCGAGTTTATCCCTGAGCTTGAAAGACTTGGAGCAGAGCTTGCTGAAGTCAATCCAAATGTGGTCATCGCGTTGGGCAATACTGCCAGTTGGGCTTTATTGGGTCGAACCGCAATTAGCAAGTATCGAGGGACTACGGAACTCTCAACCCACACAGCTACTGGTTATAAAGTTCTCCCCACCTACCATCCCGCCGCCGTCTGCCGCCAATGGGAGCTCCGACCTACGACCGTAATGGACCTCATCAAGGCCGCCCGCGAGTCTGCCTTCCCCGAAATTCGCCGGCCCGCCGTCTCCGTCCATATTCCCGAAACCATCTCCGACCTAGAGGACTTCTATGCCCTACACATCCGAGGATGCCAATCGCTGGCTGTGGATATTGAAACAGCTGGAGTCCAGATCACCTGCATTGGGTTCGCACCTTCAACCGGAGATGCTCTCGTTATTCCAATCTTTGACCGACGAAGAAAGAACCGAAGCTATTGGCCTGATCAGCACAGTGAGGGACAAGCTTGGGGCTTTATACGCAAGCTACTCATGGATAGAGCTATCTCTAAAACCTTCCAGAACGGTCTCTATGACATCGCCTTCCTCTGGAGAAGCTACGGGCTGAAGGTGATGAACGCCGAACATGACACCATGCTCCTCCACCACGCGCTCCAACCTGAGTCGCTCAAGGGCCTTGGCTATCTCGGTTCAATCTACACCGATCACGGCGCCTGGAAGCAGATGAGGGAGAAGGTGACAACGATTAAGAGGGATGAATGAGCAAATGGTTCCTCGATCAACTTTGGAATGATAGTCGAGTTCGCTGTCCACATCATTGGGTGTGGTGGCATAAGGAGGAGTGGGGGTACTTTGAAGCACGTGAGATATATTGGTCTCAAGGACGCAAGTGGTCTCGACGGAACCAACGTCGATGAAGATTATCCGCACTGACCAAGTCGCTCCCGAAGTGGCTAGTCCACAAGAACGCGAATGGGTCTACAACGGCTTGGACTGTGTCATTACCCGCGAGGTTTTAGATGTCCTTTTACCGCAACTCGATAATCAAACGACGGGCACCTATCAATTTTCCCGCGACCTCCAAGCCCCCATCCTCGAAATGCGTTGCCGTGGGGTCCTCATCGACCAAGCCCGCAGGGCCGAGGTCATCGACGAATACTTCACCAAGCTCGACCAGCTCGAAGAGCAGCTTAATCGCATCGTTGGTCACGGCCTTGGACTCTGGCAGTTTAACTGGCGATCGAATAAGGATTTGCATCTCCTTTTCTACGATCACCTTGGTCTTCCACCCATCCGACGAGGTGGAAGACCTACAGTCAATCGCGAGGCTCTTGAGAAATTGGAGAGCTATTTCTCTGCGAGATTGATCGTCGCGCATATGCTGGTCATGCGCGATATGCAGAAGAAGATCAGCATGCTCAAGACGGAGATTGATCCAGATGGAAGAATGCGAACGTCTTATAACATTGCTGGAACGACAACAGGAAGATTGTCGTCGTCATTTTCCGAATTCGGAACGGGTACTAATCTCCAAAATATTGAGGAAGCTTTACGAAGTGTGTTTGTCGCAGACCCTGGCTACAAACTCGCCTACCTCGACGCCGAACAAGGCGAGTCCCGAGTCGTCGGAGCCATTGAAGGAAACCTCTTCGACGATTGGAGATACCTTGACGCGTGCGAAGGAGGAGACCTACACACTACAGTTGCTCGATTGGTCTGGCCGGACGTTGTGGCCTGGACAGGAAATCTCGCTGGTGACCGCCAACTGGCCGAGCAGCCGTACTATAGACATTATGATCGACGCTTCATGTGCAAGAAGATTGGCCATGGAACTAACTACGGTGGGAAGCCACGCACTCTTGCCGCTCAGGCTAAGGTTGAAGTTGGACTTATCGAGGATTTTCAGCCGAAGTACTTCCGCGCCTTCCCAGCCCATCTCCGCTGGCACGCCCGAGTAGACCGTACCCTCCGCGAGGATGGGCACCTAACCACCTTAACCGGCCGCAAGCGCTGGTTCTTTGGGAGGAGGAATGATGACTCGACGCTCAGAGAAGCCATTGCATACGATCCTCAAGGTTCGCTCGCCGATATCCTCAACCGGGGAATGCTTAGCGTATGGAGGAGTGGGGACTGTCAGCTACTCCTCCAAATACATGACGCGATCCTCGTACAATACAAAGAAGAAAAAGAAGATAAAATCATCCCTAAAATTCAAGAACAACTGAAAGTGCCTATCCAACTTGACAACGGAAGAGAGTTCTTAATACCTTACGGTGTTCAAACGGGTTTCAATTGGGGAAAATATGATGAGAAAGATAATCCAGAAGGACTTAAATCTTATAGGGGAGGAGACACCCGTAAAAGAAGGGCACCAATCCCCATCTTGGAGCGGCCCCTCTCAAGAGCGTTTAAAGGAAGTGCTTGATTATGATCCTGTCACTGGGGTGTTTACTTGGAAAGTTATGCTATCGCCGAAGGCATTGGTCGGTACCACAGCTGGGTCTGAATACGATACTGGCTACATCATAATTAGCATCGATGGCGTTAAGTATGGGGCACATAACCTAGCATGGCTATATGTCTATGGCGAGTTAGCCATGACCGATCACAAGAACGATATAAAGAACGACAACCGAATTGACAACCTGCAAAAGGCAACTTACTCACAGAACAATCATAAGAAATACAGCTACAACCCTCTTGGCGTTAAAGGCGTACGATTTCGAAGTGGGTTATATGAAGCCAATATTAGGATTGATGGGAGGATTACGTGCCTAGGTAAATTCAACACCGCCGAAGAGGCTGGCAAGGCTTATCAAGAAGCAGCCCAGCTACACTACGGCGAGTTTGCCTGTGGTTAAAAGGGGCTTAACAAATGGCAGCGCACGTCGAAGGCTCCAAAGTTGGATCGAAGCCTTCGTAAAACATACTGACAACTTGGGATCATCGGAGCTATTCAGGCGATGGGCAGCGATCTCCACCCTAGCAGGCGTCCTCGAACAGAAAGTCTGGCTGACCACAACCGACCAAATCTTCCCAAACCTGTACACAATCTTGGTAGCCCCTCCTGGCATTGGAAAGACGCGTACCATTATGTCGGCCCGGAAATTTCTGGCCGAATTACCAGACTTCTGTATCGCACCTACTTCGATGACAATGGCAAGCCTTGTGGATTTTCTATCAAGGTCTTCGAAGAAGCATGTTTTGCCGAAGGGGAAAGGGATACTGGATTATCATACCGCGATGATGATCATGGACGAGTGGAGCGCGTTTATGAGCGAGTACAGCCACGACATAATTGGTGGCTTGACGACGTTCTACGACGTAACAGTGCCCTACAGGGAAACACGTATTACAAAGAGCAGGGACACTACTATCGAACGCCCCCAACTGAATATGCTTGCTGGCTCTACGCCTTCGAACTTAATGAAATTTATGCCCGACTTCGCTTGGGACCAGGGCTTCACCTCGCGGATCATTCTGATCTACTCCGACGAGCAACGCCTGATGGATGACTTCGCGGAAGTCCAACGCGCCGTCGATCCCGACTTGCTCCACGACCTCAACTCCATCTCTGGTATCATAGGCGAGTTCGTCGTAACGAAGGAATGGCAGGACCTCGTGATGGCTTGGCGTGAGAGTGGGGAAGGGACGAAGCCATCACACCCCAAGCTCATCCACTACAACTCTAGGCGCAAGGTCCATCTATATAAGCTGTCGATGATCGCTGCCATCGACAAGGGCGATGACCTTACCTTGACCCCCGACTGCTTCAAGGCTGCCTTGCATTGGCTCGAAGAGGCGGAGATCAACATGCCTCTTCTCTTCTCTGCCGGCACCACCACCCTTGACGCACGCGCGATGGATGAGATCGTTGATTTCATTCGCCGTGCGGGGAAGCCCGTGCCTCAGTATCGAGTAATCCACTTCGCCTGTTCCTTGGTGCCCAACCATTCCGTGATCAGGGTTTTGCAGTTAATGGAACTCTCTGGCCAGATTGAAGAGGCTGGAGAGGCCAATGGGCAGAAGCTCTACACCGCCCTAGATTGATCCCGCTCTTCCTTAGCCCCTGCTGCCCTCGCTGCTGCTTCTGAAACTTTTAACAACTGATCCATCCGGGAGTTGATCGAGAGATGGATATTCTCAATCTTACTCCCGTTATGTAACGATGCGATGAGTGAAGCAAAGGCCCCTACAAAAGCCCCACCCGCTAGTAACAACGCAGCCCACGCTTCCATCTATCTTCTCCGAAAGGCCGAGGGCATTTGCGCCCTCGTAGTTGCCCTGGCTTGGCGTCAACTCCGGCCAGGGAGGGAGGTTTAGATACCGAACTTGTACTTCAACCCTGCGAGGACTTCCACATTCGCCCGGCCGCAGGCATCGCCCACGCCCGGCATGTTGGTGCAGATGCCATTCTCGTTGAGCCGCACCTTGGTGTAGATATCCGCCGCTGAGCCGTTGGTCAACTGAACCAAGACGCCAGCGGGGTAGATCGTGGGTGCAAACCCCCAGACCTTGTTCAGTGTAGAGCCAAAGGCCAAGGAGTCATCCGTGGCGTCAAACCCCGCACCGACGTAGTATCGCGAGCTCACCGCGGTGAAGCCTGAAGGCAATGCCGATAGACTCGGCAGCGTGATCCCCAGGTTCGGGAAGAACGACGCGAGTTGCTGGAGCGGAGCGGAGATGATCCCGCGGAAGTCGAACTCCAGCGGGCCGCTCCAAGAGAGCCCCGGGGCAGAGCCGTTGAAGTTGGTGTACCCAACATCCCCTTCCAGCGCCCAGAACATAGACGTATCCGCGATCGCCTGGGTATAACCAAGGCCAAGGTTGACCCCGATCGAGTTCGACACCAGGGAATTGGTATTAACCCCAGGGGCGGATACGGACACCGTCCCTCCGCCGCCTTCGGTACCAACTAACGCATACCAACCACTCGCCTGCGGGTACTGGAACGGTTGGGTCGTGGCCTTCACGGCCATATCCGCCGCCATAGCCATCCCCGGCCACAGCAGCATCGTCGAAGCAAGAAGTATCTTCCTCATCTTAAGTCCCCTGTGCTGTTACGATCTTCGCTACCGCCTCCACCGTAGCGATGGCGTCCTTGACCTCAGGGTCCTTCTCGATCGCCTCGATGAGGGAGATCGCTTGGGGAGTCCTGGGATCGTTCATGTATTTCTTGATCACCGCAACCGCCGCTTCGATATGCGGGAGTTCCGGTTCGAGCTTCATCATGTCGAAGAAGTTCATCCGCTGATCACCTTCTCACTGCTGGTTGCATTAGCAACGGCCTGGGTAGTGACCACACCCTTGACTTCAGGGTTGTTCGCCACAAGGCTATCCAACTTCTGCGCCAGCGGGACCTGTTGAACGTTGGCGATACGACCGGCGTTGGTCATGTTCTGCCCCGCGACGTAGGTCATGATCCCGTTGCCCAGCACTGAGACGATCAAGCACCACTTCACAAGTGGAGGGATGAGCCATTCAGGCAAGGCCCCAGAGAAGAACCCTGTGCCAGCAGCAGCGACAACCCCAGCCACGAATACTACAAGCCCAAACCAGAACGAGAACTTCGGGTCGATGTTATACACTTGCTGCTCCGTTGGTTGAAACCATTGTCAGGGCGGCCGCCCCAATCCGTTGCGTGCGCGCAGTCCAGTCCTTGCCGAAGTATTTGAACCCAGCAAGGGCTTGGTAGTAGGCGAGCCGATAGTTGGTGAAGGACTTATTGACCCCGGCCATATCCTGCGTCGCGAGCCCCTGCACCGCGCTCATCGTAAGCGACCCCCACACTCCATCGGAGGTGATGATCAAAGCCCGCTGAAGAATTCGAACAGCGGCTGTTGGTCCTGCATTCACGGCCTCGTCGAAGAACTGCATGTCAAGCCCTGGTGGGAGGGTAGGGCAATGAGGGAGCCAGTAGCTATCATAATATATATCGTGGCCCTCAGCTTCGGTGAGGAGCTTCACTGACTGAGTCGGTTCGCCGTTCTGCTTTCGATATAGGTTATACTCACTTTGAATAATCCCACACATCGTCGCCCCACCGGGATCGTTGGGATCGTTGGAGAAGTTTCTTGGGTTGCTCCAATCTCCCGGAAGCGGACACTCCTCGATCAGCGTATGCGGCCAACAATCGTCGAACCTAGCCATCCTTTACCTCCTCGGTGCCTGTTGTGTGCCAGTGCGCATGCCGGTCCAAAGGTCCCCGAAGCCCTTGGGGTGTTCATGGCCTGCTAAGACGTTGATCAGATATTCCCCGAGCTTGTCCGCTGATTGGGTGGTGAGTCCACTGGTAATAGAGAGGACATCGCCCGCGGTTCGAAAAGTCTTCCCTGGATTGGTGCGGTAGTCGTAGCTCTTCGCGGTGAGGGACTTCTTCACGTCCTGGGCGAGGGTCCCGTAAAGCCCGATCGAGGGATCATGGCCGTCAATCAGATAGTTGGAAACGTCCCTCACAATCGGCACCTGGGCTGGGTATCCACGGAGGAGTATCTTGGCGATATGCGCCCCTTCACTCTCATCCTGCTTCTTCGGCTGACCCGAGACGAGATGTTCAACCAGCCCCACCGCGAGGCCGAAGACCGCGACCCCACCCATGATTGGGAGGATATGTTGTGGCCCTGCCTCGAACTTCTCCTCAAGGAACCCAGGCATCTCAGGAAGCTCGCGCCCTTGTGTTGCTAGCTTAGCTTTCCAAGCGAGTTCGTAGTTCCGCTGGAGGGCATTGGAGAGGAAGTTATAGAAGGGCATGATAAGCCGCACAAATGGCGACTGATGCCTCTGTACCGCTGAGCGATTGGTCAAGATCGACGAGCCATGGGTCCTTCGGACCGCCGTGTCTGCTGCATAGACAAGATCACCATGGGACATATCAGGGTCGGACTTATTAAGGCGCCGATACTCCGCATCCCACATAGACACCGCTGAAAGCAGATCGCTCGCTCCAACCGGTGCATGGCCCCAGTGACTAACCAAATCCCGAAAGCTCTCCAGCTTAACCCTCGTCGCGTCAAACGCCCGGTTCTTCTGGCTTCGAAAGAGTTCCTTATTCTGGGCGATGATGGTGTCTTCCATGTTATTAAGTCGGTTCCGAAGCTCCTCGCTATTCCCCATCGCGAAGCCCCAACGCTCCCGCGAGCCAGGGAGTTCGTGGATCATGTGGAGCATTGACCCGGCCCAGTTCTTAACCCCTACCTCCCATGAGGAGAAGATGGCCGCCGTCAGCCCATGCTTCGCCACGGTCCCTGGATTGAACCCGATCATCATCGTGGACATATTCTGCGCCAGCGAATTGACCCACCTATCCAAGGCCCGCATATTCGCCGGTTGCCATTGTCGGTTCCCGGCGGCATCCTTCATCCAGGCGTCAAGGGCCGAGTGGTATTCAGGGCCGTAGTATTCCTTAAAGGCGTTCATGAAGGACTTGTTGTAAACAATCTTCGACACCTCGGTGATCGGTATTCTCATCGCGGCGTCGTTCAATATCTGTTTCAGCTTCATCGCCGCGGACTCGAAGGAAAGGTCGAGGGGGTACCTCGCGCCCGTACGGGTCTTTGTATATCCACTCGCTGGCGACGGCTTCCAAAATCCACTATCCCCCATCATGTCATCCACCGTCATCTTCGACGAGTGGCGTAAGGGGTCCGCGATTAAGGGATGGTACCATTCATCAGCATCGCCCCAAGGGGTTCGGACCTTGTAGAGTTCGATCCTGGCCGGAGCCACGCCAGCGGTATGGACATAGGCATGCTCCGCTAAGCGGAAGGCATCGTCGAAAACCTTCCCCATCTTCTGCGCGCGTGCGAGGTCCTCAGACCCCATCCCTGCGACATTAGCCAGCCAATGCCAAACCATCTGCTCGCCGGTGTCTTGGTCCTTGGAGATATTCCATCCCTCGATGAGCTTCCTTCGTTGGAGGGCGTTGCCCATATTCTGCAAGACGGCGTAAGCATTCCCCTTGGTCATGTCAATAAACCGCCCATCGTCGGTGCGGAACATTGTATTGGTGATCTTCTTGTTAAAGTCAGGGAACTCTCCCAGCCCCTTCCACTTCGCTGCAAAGTCGCGGTTCAGCTGACGAAGGTAGTTCTGCCCCTCGGTGATCGGGCGCATGATAAGCTGGTTGAAGGGGCCTTGGCGATTGCCGAGGTCGAGGCGGTTGAGCCAAGTCTCGGTATTGAGGAGAAGGGAGCCGATCGTCCTGAACTTGCTCTCCTCATGCGCCCCCTGAACCGCGGGCTTGTTATCCACCGCGGCCTTCAACCGCTCCACCAGTCCACTCACCACCCCTGCAAGGTCCTCCTTATTCCCCTTCACCTCATACTTGTTCGCCTCATGGCCGTAGTGGTTTATCGACTTGAGGGAGTCATAGACCCCTTGGAACTCGGCGGCGCTGAGCCCCTCGAAATCCTTCCCAGGCCAGTTGGCAGAGAAGAGGTCGGGCATCACGTTGAGGGTATGGGCGATGGGAGGGTTATCAGGGTCCGTCGACGCCGTCCCATTGGCCTTGTTCTTAGCATCGACGTAATCCCTGAGGGTGGCGTAGGGCGACGACATCTCCTTTCTACGCTCAAGGTCCTGTCGCGAAGTCTGTATCCCATCCGGCCCTAGAACCTGAAGAAGTATCTGATGCATCCATACCGCGTCTTCTTGCGGAACACCAGGGGGCTCTCTCCTCCCCCACCTCGGGGCGTCGGTTTCCTTAAACTTCTTAAGCCCCTTCTCAAACTTAAGAGCAAGGTTCGCATAGATCGCCGCGTTGGTCTGCTCCTGCTTAGCCTTAAGCGCCGCGCGGTAATCGCCCTTGAGCAAAGCATCCTGCACAGCCTGACCCGCGCGGCCGGCAGAAGCCTCGAAGGCCTTAGATGAGATAGCCCGTAATGGCGAGGCATCGAACACCTGCCTTGCTCCCTTAAGGAGATCATCCTTGGAAATAGGAAGCTCTGACCCAGCGAGTGAAGCAAGATGAACCGTCTCGTCGGCGAGGATATCAATCTGGCTCTGTGAGAACACATGCTCCTTCGCCTCACGGAGGATGTTCTCCTCCAGGTCCCCGTACTGCCTCTGCATCTCATGCTCAGTCGCCACCGAAACGAGCTTGGAGATATGCGCCTGTGGCGTCAACCCTTCCAAGTCCCGCTCCGCCCTTAGTTGCCCCAGCGCCTGAACTAAGGAGTCCCCAGACTGGTATCCAAATAGTCTAGCCATATCATCAGGATCAGCGCCGCTAGCACTGTAATAATCAGGAGAGAGTATTCGAACCTGCTCATCGGTCAAGGACCCTTTATCGAGTTTGAAGCTCCCGGCCTTTCGCCCTTCGAGGACCCCGTCGCGGAGGTAGCGGTCGGCGGCGATGACGGGTTGGCGATAGACCCCTTCGCGGACTTCGCCTCGAACCCGCTTTTCGTTATCCTTCCATTCGGAGGTCTGACGGCGGCGCTCGTCCTCCTCGGCCTTGCTAGCGATATGCGCCTGCTCTGCCTCGTGTTGCTTCTCGATCAGGCCAAGGTATCGGCGCATCGCGTCCGCGTTGAGGCCAGTGGCACCAGGGGTTTTGAAGGCCTTACGTTCTTCGATGGGAGGGGCGCCTAGAGCCTCACCTCCTTTACCTTTCATTTGCCCTTTGGCTTCCTCAATCGCCTCTCCGATCCTCATCATCCCATCCATCACCGTGGGTGGGGGTGCCTTACCAATGATCCGCTCAATGATCCCAGAAATGATTTGCTTCACCGCGTCCCAAACAGATGGCTGCTTACCTGGGAGGCCAAGGCGCTTGGCTAAATCTTCTGAGAGTGGAGTAAGAGATAGTACCCTCTGAAACTCTGGGTTAGAAAAAGTCTCCGCCACAAACTCATGCGCATTTCTAAATGCGTAGCTATGTATCTCTTTAGCTTCTGGAACTTTCTGACTAAGATATCTATCAGTTTCATTCCTAATCGACTCAACCGCCGCTTTAATTTCCGGAAACTCTTCCATTGCGTGATACGTTGCAGCGTGAACGGTTTCGTGGACGAGAATGTGAGTGGCAGTAGCATGGGAGACGACACTCGCATCAGCAACGTCCTCGCGCATGATGATGGCGTTATCATCTGGGGAATAAAGCCCAGGGGCATCATGTTTGATATTAAACCGCTTGTTGATCTGCCGCATAATATCCGGCGCCACCGCAATCACTGGAGTGTCCCCCGCCATACGATCAAAGCGGTCGTGGAAGAACTCGGCTAGAGCGCGAGGAACGCCGCTTAGATGATCCTTGTCGATCATCTTAAAAGCATCAGTGGCGAGGAAGTGCTTAGTGGGATAAACCTTATCCCCCGAGGTAAGGGTCCCCTCCCCTGCCGTTTCAGGAATGATCCCCGGCTGGCGGGCGAAGATTGGGTCTAGACCTGCGGCGGAGCGGATGGAGGCCATCGCCAGTTCATGGGGATTGACTTCCTTAGCAGGAAGGACTTGGGCTTGAGGCTCCTCACCCTCCACAGGCTTAGACTCTTCCTCTTCCTTTGGCTCTGCCGCCGCCTGCCTCTCCTTCGCCAACTCCCCCTCAGCCTTCGTCACGCCCCCTGGCAGGGTCGCATAGTCCTGAAGGAACTTCGCCTCCTCCGGGTTCTTATTCTGAAACAGAAGCCAATCCGCCAAGGGCACCTGCACATGCCCGTTATGCCGCTCGGCTAGCTGAAGCTCCTGCTCGAAGCCGGGGATATCCCCGAAGCGATCGTCACCGGGAGAGGGGATGTCTTCGCCGTAGAGGCCACGGACGGCATCTGCCTGAAGTTCGATGTGCCCAGGGTTGTGAGCGTTGACGAAGTCCTTAAAGCTCTGCGGGTCCCGCTCAATGGTGTTCGTAGCGTTAGCCGCAGACCCCTGCTCCTTGAGCCCTTTCAAGAAAGCTTTGTTCTCCTCCTGTCTCGCATCGTCGATAATCTCACTCACACCAGGCGGTGGAACTTCCCCAGCCTTGAGATAAGGCGCGACCTTATCTACCTGCTCCCGCAACTTCGCCCGCTCACGAAGGCCCTCACCAAAGACCTCACTGGCTTCGCCGAGGATGGGATTGATCGAGGCCAACGCGCCTGGATCAGAGATGACTTGGAGGAACTGCTCCGTGGCGTCCACCCCTGATCGCCCGGTGAGGGTTTCGTACGACCTTCGAACCGACTGCGCAACGGCGTTGATCACGCCCCCAGGCGCCCGCACTGCGACATCCAACGGGGCCAATCCAATCGCCGCAGTTGCCATCGCCGCCCCGACGAAGGGATGGGCGCGAGCTTCGGCGATATTCTCGGGCCCAGTCCCAAATAACCCCGGCCGCCCAAACCCCTCCCCGAAGTCCTTGGCCATCTGGACTATACCAGTCCCAAGCCTGCCAACTGGCGTAGCCTGGATCGCCTGGGATAGTTTATCTAGCTGCCCCCAATCGTCGTTGGAAATCTTCGACCCGAGCGGGTGGGTTTGGATATAGTCGCGGATGTAGGGGTTGTTGTCTAAGATGTTGGAAGTGAGCGCCGCCTTATGCTGCTGCTCGAAGTTCTCTAAGTTCCCATAGACGAGTGATGGCCCCGCCCCCGTCGCCCTAGCCAGCTGCTGAGCCTTAGCAGCGTCATCAGGGTTCGCCTCAAGATCGTTGATCGCCCCTACCGTCGCCCTTCGGCGTTGGTTCAGCACGAAGGCAGCAGGTGACATTTGGAGGACGTTATCATCCACAAAGCCACTACTGTCATCTTGACTACTTGGGTCCTGTTCTGCCACCTTCGCTCGCCTTTGCTTTCTTATAGAACTCGTCCCACTGCTTACGGACTATGTACATCCGCACTTCGTTCTCGGAGGGCTGATAGTCCGGTCCAAGGTTATCATGCTTCGCGGCTTCCTCTTGCAACGCGGACTTAGCCTCAGTCATCACCTCATCTGGAATAGTCTTTTCAAACTCAGGAACGTCGCGGTTGCCCATCAGCCCATGGAACCAAGTCCCCTCAGAGGTAGAGTGTTGCATTAGCAACGGCTTAGCAACTTTCTCTTCGAACTCTTGAGGGTTAGGGAAGTGTTTATTGGTTTCCTGAAAGGCTTCAATCGCCTGAGCCAGGGACCCGACATACATATTATAGTTCTTGACCCGATCGCTAGATGGGTCTTCGTTGCGCGCCGGGGGATGGCGCACGCCTAGGTCATCAAGCTCTTGACCATGGGTAACAGTCATCCATCTCAGAGCCCTGCTCATCTGAGGGTTGACATTCGGGTTAGCAACTAGCTGCTTTCGAATGCCAAGCAAGTCCCCCCGCTGTTCCTTAGTCAGATGCAGGTCAGGGTCATAGAGGTCAGTGTCCATAAACTGACCAGGGTTGCTCCGAGCGGACCCGTACAATGCCTGATAGTTCGCATACCCTGCATCAGCATCATGCTGCGTCCAATGCTGCTTTAGCATCTCAGGGATTTTATCCTGGTCCTTTGACGGGAGCGCGTGGATTGCCGCACCGACCTCTGGGTCAGCTAGAAGCTCTTGAGTAGTCTTGTACTTGTCCGAATGGATTGCATCAAACAAGGTCCCCATATTCGTCCGGTTCTGATCGGTGGTGATGGACTTGTCATAGAGAGCCTTGGACCGGATCGCCGTCCGAAGGTCCTTTTCGAACATCGGATCGCCGAGGGTCACGGATGGGTCTTGAGCGATCTTATGAGCCTGAGCATCCATGTCAGTGAGGGACTTGTTCGGCCCGAAGATCGAACTCGCTTGGTTCTGAACTCCCACCCCACGGTTATGTAGATAGATATTATCCAACGCCCGATCCCCCGAAGCCTGATCTATCTCACCGTTCTTGATTGAAGTCTGGAGAGTGTCATAAGCCTTGATCGGGTTCTCAATCGCCTGCTGTTCAATCTGCCCCAGGCGGTTAACACTCTGCTGCTTTAAGACGTAAGCCTGCCGTTCATCTTCGCCCCAGCCTTTGAGCCCCGCGATGGTGTGGGACTCATTCTCGATCGTTTGGTTCTTCGCCGCGTACTCGCTCTCGCTGAAGGGGTCGACGTAGGCCTTAGTCGTGTTGTCGATCCTGGCCTGAGCAGTGCCGATCGCATATTGCTTAAACTGCTCCCCCGCATGCGCAGCTGAGGAGAAGGTGATCCGGTTCTGAAAGCTCGAAGCCTCTTGATCAAAATACTTCTGGGCCATCGGGGACGAGAGCGTCCCGCGCATATCATTGCGCATATCGCTGATAGCTTTAAGATGCGCCGGGAGAGCGTTCTTTGCATCCACCCCTTGAAGGGAGTCAAAGTCTGCTTGGCGCTGAGCGGCCTGGGTAGTGAAGTCGATGACCTTATTCCGAGCCTGGGTCTCATTCGCGAGGTCTTGCAGCGCGATGGCGCGGGTGAAGAGTTCGTTACCGACTTGATCGGTGGTCGTGCCAAGGTGTGAGAGGGCCGCCCCGATATTCTCGCCAAAGGCAGCGGGCGGAGCATTGACATTGACCTGCTCCCCAGGCGATTGAGGGTCAACGGTTGGTTCTTTTATGTAAGGGACTTGGGGCAAAGGTTATCCTGTTCCTGGGAAACTACCACTGGCAGTAGTGCTAGTGCTACCAGAGCCAAAGACCTGACCCGCCTGCAACCACTTGCTTGACACACTCCCCGCCGCGCCGATGACAGAGCTTATCGCGCCGATATCTCCAGACTCGATGGAGGTCGTAGCTGCTACGTCCATCGCCCCAGCGGTAGCGGTGTCCCCAGCGGCCTTCACTTCAAACCCGTAGGCCCGCTTAGCGGCGTTGGCTCGAATGGTGGCCTCGTTCTCCTGACCAATGGCGGTCTCACTCGACACGACCCTCGCGCCGGACCCAGAGTTGATATCTACATTCCCCGCCGCCATCCCAGCGCGGGTGGTCCCAACCTCAGCGCGGGTACGAAGCCCTGAGTTAGTCGCCTCAACGTTCCCTGCTTCAGTGGCGTACTGTGCATCTTGGTTAGCGACCTTAGCATTAACCTGCGCCACGCCCGCTTGGTACTTATACATATTCGATTGGGCTTGCCCTTGGAACAGGCTCCCAATCACGCCCATCACGCCACCCGCAGCGGTACTACCAACTCCAATCGCCGCTGTAGGCCCAGCTGCCATTGCCATGTTACTTGGCCCTTATCGTAAATGGAGTTCGACCACCGATCATTGGCCCGAACTCCCCACCTAGCCAATGTATCCATCGAGAGGCGGAGGGGTTGTGGCCAATGACTTCGCCGATGATGGTTGGATACTTCTTCAAAGCCTCCTCGATGTACCGTTGTGAATGGCGGACGAAAAGAAACTTATGCTCGGCGATGATATCAGTAGTGAGCAGCCAAAGGTATGCAGTGGTACTGAGCACCGTCGGTGGGATTAGCCCCCACACGCAGGCGATCTTGCCATCGACGAGGCCTTGTCTAATCTCGATCGAGCGCCAGATACATTCCTTAAACACTTCCTCAGCACCAGGGATGTCAGCAAACGGCGATCGCTGAATAAGATCGCTGGTAGTGGAAGGGGCCTTGGCGAGGATATCAACCATCATTCATCACCTACCACTACGCTGGGGATGATCCCAAGGATCGTTGCCGGGTACGGGAGGTTTTGCTGGATACAGAGTTGGCCGATCTCTTGCCAGAGGGGGTCGTTGACGGTGAAGCCGTCGGTGACGTTGCCGTTGGGGGAGATGGAAGGATTGATCAAGTCCATCACCGTCTGCCCTGGCCCGGTCGATTGCGAAGGGATTGCCCCGATGACGAAGTCTTTCACATTCACCGCGTTGGCGAAGGAGGTGCCAACTTGGAGGCCAAGGGTGTCGGCGACGCGAAGCACGATATCAGGAAACTTCTTTCTCTTGCTCTGTGTCGTCCCTTTCTGCGAAGCGGGCTCGAGGGGGAGGGTTTGCAACTGGGGAAGGTAGGCAAGGCCAAGGGTCACCTTCGATGCAGTCAATCCAAGTGCGACCGTCCCAGTGGCCGAGACGGTGAAGGGGCCGATCGTAGTGCCATCGGCGACCCCGATCACCTGCTGGCCGATTAGCTGGGTCAGGCCGCTCACATTCGATATCGGTTGCCATATAGTGTAGCTCGTCGGGAAGGCGATGTTAGTGTAGGCGTTGATGAGAGAAGGAACGCGGGTGGCCGTTGCCGTAACCTGAGAGGCGGAGGTATAGGCAGTGATCTTGTAAATGCCCCCACCTGATCGGACTACCCAACCGTTCGTTGCCATCGTTATAGTGAAGGGTGAATTGACTCCGTCAATCAGGGTAACGACGTTGCCTATCTTACTTGCATCGCCAATAATAGTCAGGTTCCCCGTTGGCGAAATCGCCGGCGTCGTCTGCAATGCACAGTCCACCGACCAGCTATCCTCATACCCGTAAGGGAAGTAGCGGTCCGCCATTCGCTCGACATACTGAACAGTATTACCATTGACAAGGCGTTGGACGATGCAATAAACCGCATCGACAATGTTCCCATTCACATTCTCAATCGCGGAGCAGACGGATTTGAATTGGCCGTTGGTGTCGTGGTGAGCCCAACCCTGGACCTCTTGATCCTTGACAAAGGTCAGGGATATCATCTGCCCATCGTCACGAATGGCCCAAAGGACCTTGAATGGCTCTTCACTCCAGGCCCAGTCGAGCATGTAATGGCCAAAGAAGAGGTGATTGGCCATCGCGCTGATATCGGCCCCAGTGAAGATTTGGGCGTAGAGGTTGTAGGTCAGGTCACGGACGTAGTTGCCCTTATTGGTAACGTAAAGGGCGTCCATGTTGATCTTGATCGGGCGCATGTCGTTGGCGCCGTTGAAGCCTTGGGGCTGGGCGGTTTGGTTGCTCGGGGTAATTGGCGTCTGTGTTGAGATGCCCCCGCCGCCGTTGATGAGCCACGCGCCCTTGCCGGTGAAGGCGATCATGCCTGTCGGGACTGGGGTCAAGTTTCTAATATCGTTCAGTTCCTCGGCGATGATATTGCCAGAAATTGCATCGTCATCTTCGCTCGGGTTCGAGATATTGAAGTTAAAGAACGATGCCGGCTGGGAGATGTTGTACCCTTGGATCGCCGTGGGCTGGTTCGCCAGCATCAACCTCTCTTGCATGAACCCAGGAACGCCAGGGTTGCCACCTTGGGAAGTGCCGATGGTGGAAGTCGCTGTCGCCGCGCCGGTGGAGAAGGCGACGCTGGGGGCGGAGACGTAGCCAGAACCACCAGAGACTAGGACGAGGTTGCCTAATATCCAGTTCGCGTTTAGCGTAGCGCCGCTGCCACTCGTTGATCCACCAGCTACCTGCGCCAAGGTCGCAGGGGCGGTTCCAGCAGTGAGTGAGCCAGGGCTGAGGAGACTGTAGGTGACGATGGTACTATTAATACCACTCACTGTTAGCACAGTGATAGAGACATTGCCTTGGAAGTAGACCACATCCCCCGGCACATACCCTATCCCACCCCCAGCCAACGTCGTAGTCGGCGTGGTCAGCGAAGCATAGGCCGTTGCCTGTATCCCGCCCACAGGTGGTGCGCCGATGGTAACCGCAGGGACTACTAGCCCATTGTAATTACCAACGGCGGTAATGTTTAGGTTGGTGACCGACGCCCCTTGGAATGGGTTCTGCACAACCGGCGGGGATTGAGAGAAGTCCGGGTCGATCCCAGGGAATGCGTCGTTGAAGGAAAGGCCGGTGGTGTTGCCGATGAAGCCGAAGGGGGCACCGGTTACGATAGTGGTGATGACGGTGGGGGAGGCTTTGTAAACGTTATAACTCACTGCTCCCGGAACGGCATTCCAAGAGAGAGTATTAGTGATACCCGCGCTGCTGATAAGTTGGATATTGGTAATGATCCCCGGCTGGCTAGGCCCACTCTCCTGCCCATTATTATCCACCGCTGTAACGAGGTAACCGTAGTTCCAACCGAAGCCGGAGGTGGAGGTGGTGGAGACGGAGATGCCAGTGGGGGTGACGACTGTAGAGCCAAAGGTGATTGCGGTCAGGGACCAGTTCGTCGCGGAGGTGATGGTGAGGATATGAGGAGAGTAGCTTGGATGGCAAATGATAAGGGAGGTCACATCCTGAACGAACTTAATCCCAGGATTACCGGTCAGGGGATTTGGGAACAGGTCCGCGGTGATATAGGGCGAAGCCAAAGTATAAACCCGCTGCGCGGTGCCACCGCTGATATAGGCGCCGAAGCCGGTGGTGTTGATCGCGTTGCCGTTTAGGTCGGTGAGGGTATAAGTGTTGGCCCCAGTCTTAACGACGATGTAATAGTTGCCGTTAAGCTGCGTCATCCCCGCTATAGCATTAATAAAAACCCAATCCCCAGTAGAATAACCATGCCCAACGTCAGTAATAACCCCGGGATTAGCCTGTGTCGCGCCTGAAATAGTAGTCGCTGTTTCCAAGATTGGTGAGCCATTAGAATAGAACCGGATGTAGCCTTGGCCGAACTCGAGCTCGTAGGCGATGGTGGTTGAGGGCTGGAAGGCGACCAGTCTCGCACCGAGGGATTTGCATTGGTTGATGAACTTCGTTCCTTGGCGAGTGGAGGCCCCGCCGCCGGAATAGTCGACGAAGAAGTTGCGGAGTAGGGCGGCCCCGTTATGATATTTCTGTACGTCGATACGCGATCTTAACTTCGGTGCAACTTCACCAGAGGCAAATGAAGTTTGTATATGTGGTTGGCTCATGGACGGTTGTAACTTAACCCAAGATGGATTTGTAAGACTGCTGATCTAGATACCCCATAAATCTGCCCAATTTTGTACTGAGATAAACTGCCTTCTCCTAAAAGATATTTGATTTCATCTACTTGTTCATATGTCAATTTCGCTCCATGACGATGATTACTTCGTCCTTTCCTATGCATGTCATCGTGGTTATCTTGATATGTTCCAAGAAACAAATGGTCAGGGTTTATACACGCCCGATTATCGCACTTGTGAAGAACACATGCGTCATCAGGAAGCGTTTCAAAATGTACAATCCAAGAAGCGCGATGACAAGATAGAGTTCGATATAAGTATGTTATAGTTCCATAACCATTAGTTCCTTTTGAACCAAGCCAATTCCAACAGCCGTTATCAGCAATGTCAATGCGTAACAGCAATCGTCGTTTTAGCTCTTCTGAATAAGTGCTCATGTCAAAACGCTGTCAGCAGCGGCCCCCAATTAAAACCTCCTATAGAAGATGAATACTCAAAGTTAGGAGAGTAGCCCCCACGGATGCGAAGGAAGTCAGGCATTACATCGTTGACGGTTAAGCCTTCATTCCCATCCGCCTTCCTCGCTTCCATAATCACGTTGTTGGCAAGTCCAATCTCCATGTTCGACTTCTGCACCGAGCCGTGGAGTTGGTAGCCGACATAGCCAGCGAGGCCATGGACCCAAGCGGAGATGAACAACGGGTCCATCACATTCGGGTCGGTGACCTGCTTGACATAGGCTAGGGTCGCGAACTCTTGCCCAGTCCAAATCACACGTTGGTCGGTCTGGGTGGCGGTGAAGGTAACGTTGATCGTGGCCCCAGAGCCCGAGCCGGTGGTCGAGGACTGAGACATGGGCGAGGGTTGGATCGAGAAGTATTGCCCTGAGAGTGGTTCGATATTCTCAGGCTGGGATTGAGCGAAGGTGTTGACCATTGCAATGGAGGTGATAGCGCCAAGAGCGCCAATCCCAGTAACCTGAGCGATCGCCGGTCCACCGATTGGGGGATTGTTCGTGGGGATATTACTTGGTGAGTATTGCCCTGGAGCGAGATAGATCAAGTCCCCTACGGCATAGCCAAGGCCAGGGGCGTTGAGCGTCATCGTTGCTACAGAGTAGAACTGATCAATGCCTATCTTGAAAGGGGATGGAGGAGAACCCCAATTAGTGGGGGAGCCCATACCGACGGAGGTGACCGCAGTGGTGATGGGAATACCCCCAGCAAAGCCAGTGTTGAGCCAAGGAACAACCCAGCAAGCACGGAGACAATCACCTGGGTACGCATATTCGTAGCTCCATGGAGGTGCAGGCTGGCCCTTTACCCAAGTCTGCGTGATCTGAGAAGTGTTCTCCGGCGTACCGGGGGTGGAGGTGATGTAGTTGAGATTATTGAAATTAAAAGCACAATCCCATGGAGCCATCCGAAGGATTTCATCTCGGAGATTGTAGATGACGAGGTTAATCTGGATCGCCTCGTTCGATCCATTCGTCGCGAGTTCGTTGGCGGACATGCTTGTGCGCGTGCCCGCCAACTGAAGGGCTCGGTTGCCGATGTCGACGAGGGCGACCATTTACTTCTGCGTGCCGCAGTTGCCGTGGTTAGTGCCGTGCAGCCCCGGCCCCTGCTCCATCTGGCCCTTGGGCCCCTTCGGCGGATCATAAGGAAGGGGCTTACACTCCACCTGCCCGCTCCCGGACATGCGGGAGGCTTGGGGCTTGGGAGTGTCGGGGCCGTACTCGGAAAGGATACCTCTAGCCATTGGCTACCTCCTCGGTGACGTTACGGCGTTGAACGGGTTCAGCGGTTGTGGAATATTCATCAGCCTCAGGCTCTTCCTTTGGCTCAGGCTTGAACTCGGTCGCGGGCCGTGCAATAGGCTTCGGTGGCTCTTGAGGCTTCAATGTCAACGCGGCTGACTTGTTGTCCTTTGCTGCCTGAGCCGCTTGCTTGTTGAGTTCATCCTGCCGCTTAGCTGCAACCTGTTTCGCCTCATCGGCGAGGATTTTGTCATGCTCCTTCTTAGCCGCGGCGTTGTGGCTCTCAAGCGCCTTCATCGCTAAGGCTCCGAGGGAGCCAAGCTTCTGCGGATGCCCTGCGGCTTCCTTCACGATATTGAGTAGTCCATTGATCTCGTCTATGGCTAGGCTCATCAGTCATGTTTCCTTTGCGACCCGCCATGGTGAATAGTCCGTCCTTCGTCGTGAGGGGCGGAGAACCCACGACCTTTATGCATCGCCTCGGCACCACCCCGAAGGGTGTGTGGCACGTCGGTGGCCTTGTTACCAAGAGCGGTGCCGATCTGAGCAACCGCAGCAGGGTTGATGGAGTGTACCACCGGCTCCCGCTTACGGCCGCTGTCGCTGTTATTTCCTGAACCTTGCCTCATGCTTGCTCCTTTGGTGCTGCTAATTGCCGGGTATGATCCCAGCGGTTCTCTTTGTCCTTTGCCATCTCACGACGGATTTTTTCAAACTCACCTCCGTCGGTATGGAGGATGTTTAGAAGCTGGCGCAGGCGATCGTCGCAACGCTCTGCTTCACGCTTTACATATTCTGGCGCCTGATGTCCACGGCTCTCATACATATAGGTGATGTCGCTGACGTCGTGCATATAGTCCATGAACCGGCGCATGTACTCAGGGATTTCTTTCTCCGCTTCGCGTTGGAAGTGAACAGCGCCAGTTAGAAGGACACGAATAGACTTAAGCTCCTGTGCAACACGGAGCAACAGCCCCTTCTCAGTAAGCTCTTCAAGATCGACTTCAGGCTTTTCATTGGGCATGGACTTGAGCCTTCGCTGTAAGCTGGAGTGCGGAGCAGGTGCCGGATAGGCCCCAAGCGGTATAGTCCCCTGCGGAGATTTGGGTCGATGATAAGCCGGTGGTGTTGGAATAGACCCGACCGCTGGCAGCGAGAGTGATCGCGCCGATTTGGATTGGGGAGGCGCAGGTAACGGAGGTTCCACATTCGTAGTAGGTAATAGTCGGGGCACCTGAACAGGTGTATTGAAGAGTGTCGGTGGCGAGGTTATCGACGGTCGAAGAAACGTTCCAAACGGTGTATCCGGCCTTGGGGGTAAGGATGGAGTTGATCGGGCCGGTAGAGTAGGCATCAATCATCTCAGTGTAGATTTGAGTATTGTTGCCACGGACGAACTTGTGTATTCCAGTTCCACCATCGGTAATGCAGGTACTTGTTGCACCGTGGCAGTTATTCCCGGTGATAGTGTAATTGTCACTACTACCAGAGGCAACGGTAATGCCAGCGCCGTTGGTGCCGAATGATGAAGACCCTGCAACATTCCCCACGATTTGAAAATCAGTTACGTTAGCTGAGACAGCAATACCGGTGCCACCTCCGCTAAAGACTTGGTTACCTTCTATAAGCGTCTGCACACCACCAGCGACGACGATGCCATTACCACTTGTGCCCATCCCAGTGATAATGTTACCGTTATTGATAGTCGCATTCCCAGTCCAACCAGAGGTTAGGTAGATGCCGATGCAACCAGTCTCGATACAACTCTGTACGTGCACGCCACTGACGGTTAAATCCGAACCGGCTTGAGCATAGATGCCAATGGTTGTGAATTGACCGAGGGTGGTGCCGCCCCAAATCTGGGTACTGATTGGTGCTACGCCTGCAAGGGAGTTGGAGATAGTAATCGGCGCGGTGTATGGGCCAGATATATCAGTGTCGAAGACGAAGTTGTTAATCGCGCCGGTGTCAATAGCGACGCCGTAGTAGGTAGTTTGCCCGACAAGTTGCCATTTTAGTGTTGCACCGTCGGGGATGTCAGTATTGTAGTTAGCAAGGGTCGGCGCGCCAGAGCTACTTGTACCACCAACACGAGCTTGGATATAGTAGCCTTGAGTGGAGACTACGTTACCAGCGATATAAGGAGTGTTCGCCTGCCATGCTGAGATAGAGGCGAGGCCACTAGGAACACTGACTGGCCAGTTTTGGTCTAGCTCGCTACGTTTGATATAAGCCCCGGCGGAGGTGCCGACGATATTAACAAGGGCATTACTATAGGCCCCGCCAGAGCGGATGTGTTCGATTGTAACATCGGGGGCTGCGATAGAAATCGCGTGGTATCCGCCATTTACGTCTACATCGTGGATGATGCAACGAACGCAGGAGCTACCAATGGTAATTGCATTGTTATTGGCACTCGCTCCATAACCGGGGCCGAGTAATGCTAAGAATTGAACATCGATACTATCGGCGTTCAAGGTAAATAGATTGACATTAGCCCCACAAGTGGAGATTAGTACCCCAGCGCCAAAGGCGGGACCGACCAAATGCAGGCCTGTGGTAGTGACCGAGAGGCCACCAGCGGTTTTAATGCAATAGGTACCTAAGGGGAAGTAAACTGTTCCGCCTGTAGCTGCGGTGATTGCTGCCTGGACAGCGGCGGTGTCATCGGTGGTGCCATTGCCAGTGGCGCCATAAGCACGAACATCAATCCAAGGGCGGCCGCTTTGGAAATATACATCCCCGCCATTAGTGACATTCCCAGTCCAGGTGAGATTGCCAGCGACGCTATTGTTCCCGCTGCACTGCCAAACGCCAGCGATACGAAGGAGGAAGTTGTTGTTGGTGGCGCAAAGGGCGTCCACTTGAGCGGAGGTGAAGACGTTGAATGGTATGGGGGAAGGAACGTTAGGGCCACCACTATTGTTCCCGCACATATATTGGTTTGGAAACACGCCTGAGCATTGTGCGCTCGCAGCGGTTGAAAATAACAACGCAAAGGCGAGGACGATCCATCTCATTGTGCGTTGACCCATCCAGCAAGAAGGTTGCTCGGTTCGAGGATGAACCCACCGAAGTTGCTAGTGATCTGAATTTGCGTTAAGCCCATAATCGTCTCAGCAAGAGAAATTGGTTTGATGGTAATCGGATGTGCGGCGGCGTTGCCCCCAATGTCAACTATAGTTACTGGTACTTGGACGTTAAGCCCTGGTTGAGTTACAGCACGAGCGGTTTTAGCCGAAGGCAATAAGATAGTAACCGCCCCAGCGACAGAGACTTGAACGAAATTGGTACAGAGATCAAGTTGATAAGTCCCAGCAGTTTGGATCGTGGTACCATTGCCAGTGGTTGGGTCCGCGAAGAAGTTCTGAGCAGGGGTGCGAACCCATCCCACCGATGGACCAAGATAGGTATTGACCCACCGACGAACGGTACCACCTGCGTCGAGGTCGGTCTGTGATGGCCCGCCCATTAGGCTGCTCGGCGTTTGCCTTCAGCCGATTGCTTCGCCAATAGGCCAATGATCTCGCTGTTCTGTCTCATCATCGCAGTCATTGTGGCAATGAGTTCGCCCATTCCCTCGATCTGCGGGGCCTTGTGGACTTCATCCTTGATCGTGTTCATCTGGCCCATAAGGGTGTCGATGATCTGGTTGGAGAGAGATGCTCGCTGAGAGTCGTCGTCGGTGCCAGGAGTCGGCTTCCATAAACCGTTTGAGCATTCAGCGGTGATGGCCTTGGCCTCATCATCGAGTGGGAGCATTCCAGGGGTGGGCTTGCCTTCAAAGACAACGTCGCGTTGGTTGACGCCTGGGGCGTCGGTAACGACGATGATGTAGTCCTCGATATCTCGCGAGGGGAAGGACGGGTCCGGCTGGCCGTGCTTGGTGAGGTCGTCGATGGACTTGGGGTCGAGTTGAAGGGGAACGGAAAAGACCTCCCGCTTGGGCCGCCCGGTTCGACGGTCGATGGAGTTGTATTCCCAAGCGGTGCCGGGGACTTTGAGATAGTGGGCTTCGGTGAGCTTCCAACGGGCCATAGTTCTTTCTCCTGGTTAAAAGTTCCACCCATTCGTAGCACTGCGCATATTGGCGAGCATGGCTTGATAGGATGAATTGAGATCGGCTGGGTATATCCAATCTTCGCATACGAGTCCGGCTAACAATCCTTGCGTTCCGCCGCTGCGGCCCATGACGTATTCATTTGAGGCAAGCGCCGCAGTCCCGCTTGTGGAAGTCGATGTGTTTGCGCTGGAGTCGACAGCAAAGAGCGGGGCTGTCGCGCTTATCACGGCTAAAATTGCGTGGAAAGAATTATCGTTGGCTGTCAGCGAGACCGATGTTGGATTGGCTGTTGAAATCGTATTGGCGCTCGCAGTAAAATTAAACGTATTCGCATTTGATCCATTGCTGGCAATTTTTTGCAGCGTCGTGGGACTGCCGGTGCGTTCGACGACCGCACCTCTCGTAAATGGTGCCGCCTGGGAAATATTTCCAGCGGTTTTTAGTTGAATAGCAGCGTTGTTCGTTCCCGCCGCACACGGCAGTCCATTCTGCGCATTGAACGTCAGCGCCGGCATATTGGCGAGGGTCGCCTGGACAACGTGATTGCCGTTGCCAGTCTGGTCGTAGATCTTGGTGATGCTACATCCACCAACGGTTGTACACCACGTCACTACGTTACTGACTGGCACTAACGTAGGACAATACGCGGTAGTTAAATCGGCATAACCGTTTATGCCAACTTTTAATGTACAAGCAAGCAATCCAGTTGTAGTATCTACAAGATCAGCGAGTGAACTTTTTGCTGTGGCATATGCAGCATTGTAAGCGCGGCCGGCGCTGTAGAATGCAATAGCACCAGAGGTTATATCGCCGAGGCCTTGATAAGAGGGTACAACAGCAACTCCTCCACCAGCCCCAGTCATTAAAAGCTGAGCCTGAACAGGAGAGGCAAGTGCTAATGCTAAAAGAGCTAGTCTAAAAGACCGCATAGCTCACGCTTCCAGGGATAGCGATGGCTTGAGAGTTGACAACGCAAAGGGCGGTGTTTTTGGGAAGGACCCAAATCACACCTGATCCGTTCCCACCGAAGAAGCCGACCTGAGCGGTTAGTTGGAGATTGCCAGAGACGTTCCCTTGACCGGTGCCGCAGTTGGTGCCAGTACCGTAGACGAACTGGACGTTGGTTGTGCCGGCGGCGATGACGAAGGCTGAGGTAACGACGATGGCTTGGTTGGACTGAGTAGGCGCCGCAACTAACTGCTGCGTAGTTTGTGTTGAGACCGTGATTGGTACTGAGGCCTGCGTCAGCGGGAAGACTGGCTGAGCTAACGCCGGGGCAATGCCCAACGCCAGCAGGAGAGGGAGTGACTTGAGCATGTTAGTTCCCATTGTTAATCTCCCAACTAATTGGCCAAACCGCGTGCGCCTGCTCCCGCGTGAGCCAGTGATGGTAAAGCCCAAGGTCCGCGAAGCTGCTGGCGCATGCGAGCAAAACTCCAATCGCGAGCGAGGTTACCCGCAACCACCATTCCAAGGAATGCCAAGGGCGGGCAATGGAGGGGGAAGGAGAAGAGGCAGCAGGCGAGGAAGGCCATGTAAGTTGGCCATTCTCTTCGTCCTGCGTTAAGCCCTGGGATGAGTAGAAGCGCAATGGCGGGGAGAGCTCCAACTCCGTATTGGTAAGCGAGGTCAAGGAACTCATTATGTGCGTATCCTGGTGAATAGAGCTGATCGCGGAAGCGGATGATGACGGCCTCGACGGAACCGGCGCCGTGGCCCCAGAAGTCGAGGAAGTGGTAGAGGACCCGCCATATCATCCAGCGGAAATCGTTAGCTTCATCGTGAGTGACCGCCGAGGAGAAGGAGCAGGTGGTCCAGATGGGGGCGAGGGACCAGAGTGTACCGCGTTGGGGACGGCAGTAGGTGAGGACGAGGCCAACTGCAAGGGCGAGGAAGGCGCCGCGGGATTGCGAGAGTAACAGGCCGGGAACAAGCAACCCAGCCAACCACCACAGACGGTGGGAAAGGCACAGGAGCATTGTGATCGCACAGCCTTCTCCGAGAATGATGGGGTTGAACATAAGGCCTGAGGGGCGGCAGGGGATATACTCAACGATCCAGTCTAGGCCAAATGCTTGAGGAACACAAAGAAGGCTAGATACGCCAAAGCCCAAAGCGAGAGCGATGCTAACACCCACCAAATTGGTCTGCTGAGTTCCTGCATAGAAGGCTCCGGCCAGGATCGCGTATTGCCAAAGGGTGGAGAGGGCAGTGTCAGGGTTGTCGACCCACGCAAGCGAAGTGCCTGCGTAGGTGAGGAAGGCTATCGCCAAGAGAGGGATGAGAGGAGAAGCCAACGTAGCCCCTCCCCTCCAGGTGACGATCGGCAACCCAGCTGACATGACTGCCCATCCAGTCGCCAACGCGGCCCCGGTGACACCGGGGATATACGCGATGGGAATGAGGAAGGACAGCCAAGGCATTAGCGCATCCTACGGCAGCGAAGGGACCCGTAGGTCCAGAGTTGGGAAGTGGCAAAGGTTGCGCCGGAGACTAGGAAGATGGTAGTGGTCGAGGCAAGGGACTCACGGACTTGACCCATGCGAAGATCATCACCAGCGACACTGATTGCAGAGGCCGGGACGATGGTGGTGGTACCATCAGTGCCTTGAGTGCCAAGGACACCGTCAGTGCCAACGATCGAGGCGGAGAGTTGCGTAGCGGTGGTAGTAGGCGAGAGGGCCTGCGACATCACTGCGTTGCAGTCCCAGTCACCAGCGGTCAGGGATACGCTACCAAGAGTAGTGCTGGAGTTAGTGGTGGCCTGCCGAGCGTTGGTTTTGGTAACCACCACCGTCTGCATTTCACCAACGTTGCCAGTTGAGGCGTTATCGTTAGTGGTAGTGCCGGCGTTCTGCCCCGCTGCGACGACGGAGTAAGTCCAGTTCGTTCCTGAGATGGGGAAGATTGAGAACTTACCATAGGTGCCGCAGAAGGTGATGGAGTTTGAGGACCCGTTAATGGTATCGCCAGATTGAGGGGCGATGACCAAGCAAGAGTTGGCACCACCGATGTTGCCTTGGGCATCGATGATATCAAGGTTGCCGGTGAGGTTGGTGCCACCGGCGTAGGGGAGGGTCCAGGTTCGATTGGTGGTAAGGGCCACGGACGGGACAATGGTCTTGTCCGAGTTGAGCATTTGGTAGGCGACGTTGCCGACGTAGGTGATTGGCGTGACGGTGGCCTTTGCATAGTGGACGGCAAAGGCCAGAGCGCTTCCAGCCAGCGCACAGGCGAGGAAGAACTTCTTCATTGGGGAGCCTCCGTCCAACGCCAGACTACGTTGACAACGCCAGACGAGATGGAAGTGGCGTTGAGGTTGATGCAGAGTTGTTGGGCTACACCACGGAGGGTTGGGGCTTCAATAAACTGGCGCTCGGACCAGTCGAAGTTGAGGCCCGCATTGCCTGCAAGTGTACCAGTCGCGGTGAGGACGAGGATACCTGTGTCGATCAACCCTGGTGCAGCATCAGTGATAGTAGGGTTGGCAGTCCAAGCAGTGGTGGTAGCGACAGGCGCCGAGTCGGTACTGTCCAGTCGATAGGGAACTGGCAGCGCGGTGCCAGTTGCGGGAGTGCCTCCGGTATTGGCGGTGGCATGCTTGGTGATGGTGGTAGGAACGTTGATCAGTGTACCAGCGGTGCCAGAGACGCGGACTTGCTGGATACGAGCAACGACGTTAAGACCGCCGGTGATGCAAGAGAGATCGGTGGCGGCTGAGGGTGGAACAACGGCTATGCCAGTGGCGGCGTAGCTATTGACACCGGGTTCCTGTTTACAGACAATGCCAACTTGAGGAACGTTGTTGACACTACCCACGCCGATGCATGGGACTTGAGCCATTGCAGGCATAGCCCACAATGCAAGGACCCAAAGGAGAGCTTGAGCTAGTCTTTTCATCTTGCCCTCCTTAGTTCGCAACAGTGATGCCGGGCTGGTAGCCCGACAGCACAGCGTTGTTGGTTCCGGAGTAGAACTGATCCATCCGGTCGAGGATGATCAGGGCTTCGACGATACCGGCGGTGGTGGTGGCGGTGCCGATGACGTATTGAAGGCGGAGGAAGCGAGGGATGGCCACGCCGTCCGGTGGGCGAGGGAAGTCCATGTCCATGAGGCGAGCGCCTTGGACAAGGGTCGCAAGGGCGTAGACCGGAGTGGAGTACCAGTTGGAGTATGCAGCCGGGGCGCCAGAGCCGTTGTCGATGGCCGACTGGAGAGTGACCTGGAGGGTGGCCGCACCAGCAGAGGTGAAGGCGGTGGTCACCTGCACCAAGAGCTTCATCGTGGGGTCGTCACCGATACCGATATCGCGGGCTCCTCCGCCGTTGGCGGAGGAAGGGATGCCTGAAGTGATACCGAGATCGATCACGTTGGTGGAGTTGTAGGTGCCTGCGATTTGAGCGAGGTTGATCGCGGCATCGAACTGGAGAAATGCGTCGAGGATCATTGTGCCGCTCCTTAGATGGTGGCTTCGTTGTTGAGGATTTGGTCGCAGGTCCGGCAAGGGATACCGCGGAAGGTGGTGATCGGTTTGCCGTCGAATTCTTCGATGCGGAGCAGTACATTGGTCTTATTCATCGCTTGAAGGTCCAAATACGTCCTGATGACCCGATTACAGTAGATCACCGTGCGGCCCATATTGGCCCTGACCTCGGGAGTGTCCGAAGTCTGGATCGTACCGGCCGAGACTGGCTGGGTCGGGAGTTTGTAAATCGCGCGAACGATGAGGTTAATGAGGTTGGCAGCTGAGACGCCGGTCAGTTGGGTGATGTCGATGTTCGCGATCCGGGCGACGTAGCGCCAGTCGCGAAGGACGTAGCCGATCTCCCACTTGAAGTGATCACGGTAGGCCTGATACGTATTCGAGGAACTGTCCGTAACCGGCCACTCACCCATATCACGATGCTGGAGGCCGGTGATTTTTCCTTTTGGGAAAATGCCATGGGCGGTGTCATCGCCCCAGACATGGACCCAGATCGAGGTGTTGGTCGAGGCAGCGCCACCGCCGGAGAGGACGTTGTTGGCGGTCTGGGAGTTGGCGGTGTTCGAGGTCGAGTAGCGAGGGGCAAGGCCGGTGAACCGTTCCGGGTTCACAAACTGGTTGCCGTAGATGAGGGTCCCGGCGACTTGCTGAGACATCCCTTCGAGGAAGGCTTTCGTTTCCGAAAGGCGGAACTCTTGAGTGTTCCCGTTCAGGTCCGCGATGTCTTTGTCAATCACGGAGTAGGTTTCGAGGTTCCCACACGCGTCGACGATCTGGGCGGTGGTGGACTTCGCGTTCGGGACACCTTGGTTCAGTAAGCGCCAAGTGGCCTGTGGGAGGCCGGTTCGAACGGTGGTCTTGTGGCCGGTGGGTTGGTTGCCCTCGACAACCATCATATCCTCCAATACCTCATTGGTCTGAGAGAGGAGTTCGATGATCCGGGCGACCTTAAACCCATCTTCTACACGTTTTGCCCAATCGGCATACGTGAGTGAGAGGTTTCCGATAGTTGCCATTGGAATTGGTTCCTTGTTGCAGGGTTAACGGCGATCGCTCGCCGATGGGAGTTTAGGCCACATGGCCGCCGCTGCTCCCGGCTCGGTCGAAGCTCCCGGCGCGGATTGACCGTGCCTGCTTGGTCCATTGCCTGCAACATGCGTACCTTCGGTCAGCTGCTTGGCGAAATGGTCCATCATCCGGATGAAGGCGGGGTGATTGCCTACTCCGGTGATGTCCATCGCCTCGCGAAAGTCCGAGGCCAGCTTCGCGTCAGGGACTCCGTCGAGGAGTTTCCCGATCCGAACGTTTACCTCCCCGCCAGGGGCGAGCTTGCCTCGCAGGTCAGGGTGGTCTTGCGACTGCTTTAGCCAGTCAGCGACGGTGTCTTGATAGGCTTTGTAAGGGGCGGCCTGCGCCTCGGCGGTGAGCTCACGATACATATCGACAAGCTTCTGCGCACCCTCCTGCGGGAGGCCTAACTCCTTGAAGATGGGAAGGGCTTTGGCGATGACAACGGGGTCGAGCTTCACGCCTTCAGGGGCTTTGAAGTCTTCGTACTTCTCGGGGGCGCCCTTAGCAGGAGGCTCTTCCTTCTTCTCGCCTTCGGCCTTTTGGTTTAGGACCGACTTGCCATCATTGGACTGTTCGGTCTTCGGGAGCGTCGTCTCTGTCTTCTGTTCGGTCGTCGTCTCTTTCGACTGCGGCGTCCCCTGATCCGCTATCGTCCCGTCCGTCGTTCGCGCTATCCCGTCGGTTCCCGTTGTCGTCGTCTGTTCGTCCGCCATCGTTGGCCTCTCGCATCATGAAGATGAATTGATCTGGGCAGGCACGGAGGAGATCGGCGATCAACTCCAGCCCGATGTTCTGTTCGCCGAGTTGGAAGTTGGTCGCGTTGTTCTCGCCGGTGTATGGGGTTCGGAAAGCGTGACAGCGGCCGATGAGGCGCCACATCCAGGCGCGGCCATCTTGGGTGGTCATCACTTTGATAAGAACGCCATCGTCAAGGGCGCGATCAGAGCGGTTGCGCTTGATCGCGGCTTTGATTTGACGAGTGTCGCTGGCGTTGTAGTCGGTCACTAGAACCTCGACAGCAAAAGGCGCGTGATGAGCCACGCAGCGATGGTCCAGCCAAGGCCCATGAAGAAGCCCCAGACGAACCAGACGAGGAGGGCTTCGGGGGTAATTGCCATCATGGGGCGGCTCCTGTGAGTTTGGTCATCAACGAGCCCTGACCGGGGTTGGCTTCGCTGAGGGTCTTCGCCCCAGCCGCGAGCTTCTGCGCGGTGTCGGCCTGAGCGGCGATCGCTTGCTGCTGCTGTTGCTTGTCGCGGTTGGCGCGGATCATCTGCAATGCTTGTGGCGAACGAATTAACTTAGGATCGTTATTGTAAAGGTAACTGACTTTATCAAGTCCATAATCAACATCAACATTATCCATAGCAGCTGGATCAATACCAGCAAGAGAACCAACAAGATTAAAAAGTCGTTCGATACCTGAAGCCTGTGATGCGTTTTGAGAGAGCTCAATCATAGAGGTGAAGTTGGTATGAATATGAGCCCCAGCAATCTCACGTGGGGCTGGAGGTAGGATGCCTGCACGAGAGGCGATACCGAAGACGCGTTCATGCATCTGAGTAAAGCCTTCATGATTAAGACGTTCGAGAACAGGCCCAAGCATGAGCATGGCCTCAGAACGGCGGGCGTCAATCTCACCAAGGGTGACATTCGAGCGCGTCTCGAATTGGGAAATGACTTGAAAGAGGTTGTTGTAAAAGGTCTCTTTGATCCGGGAACGGACATCTGCCATCTGCTCCATCATTTCCTTGACTTGGGGATTGACCAAGTAGGCTGGAGCGAAGCCGGCTTTGCCGGAAACGGTCATGCCATTCACATACGTTACGCCACCGGGCAGCAACGAGGCGGGTTGGTTCTTAAGTTGGATATCCCCCACCATCGGAGGGTTGACCATCTTGTCGATGCCTTGGGAGAGGCGCTTGGTCTCTACTTGCAACTGCTTGATATCGGGCAGGGCATCCATACCAGGGGATCGGCCGTAGGCGTCATTACTAACCAAGTCCCATCGACACGTAATAGCAGGGTTTTCGTGAAAGCCCTTGGAGGAAAGTAGGCCACGAATGTTGCCTCCACCCCCTTGTGGCGAAGCAGAACCTCCCCACTCCCAATAGCACTCACGGAAAGGGAAGAGTTCAGGGATACCGTATTTGCGGCCATCCTCGTTGGGCTCCAGCATATGCGCCACTACCAGCTCGCGCGTTAGGGATGTTCCGCCTTCGGCCCACAGTCTAGCTGTGCTAGGAGAGAGTTGTTCAACTCCAAACCTATTCGCGCATTGGTCCACTGTATTAGTGAACTCACGTGCGAATACATTGGGTCGGTAGTAGCCATCTTGATCGATGTAATATTCCCCGAAGCAAGGGTTGAAGCAACGGATGACATTTTCAAAATCCTCATAAATAAGCATCACCGCCGTGCCGAAGACGACGAGGTCGAAGTAGAAGATGGCGAGGGAGTCGTAGAAGTTGGACTGGAGGAGGATGAGATTGATCAGGCGCTCGACTTGAGAAAGCCAAAGGCTAATCGGAGAGGTCTGTGTCGAGTCGATGTTGTTGATCTTGTATCGAAACCAGCGCTTGGTTGGGTCGCTGCACCCCATCATCATTCCAGCAGCCAAATTCCTAGCAGCCAAAGTTCCCGTGGAGTCAAGTATGTGTTGGTTGATTGGCGACCCGCGTTGCTGCTGGTTCGGAGTAATGAGCCATTTATACCGACGCGGTAGGATATAGTCGGCGAGCTCTCTTCCGTGGACCCACCAGCTATATCGATTAGTGCGCAAACCAAGGAGCCTAGACTCTGCCTTCTGTCTAAAGAGTTGCTCAGGGGAGTCAAGCCTTATGTTGGCGCGCATCGTCGCGCGGTTGACCTTCGCCTGCATGGCGGGGTGGAGCTTCATCATCCCGGTGTTGAAGGCGGATTGTTCAGGCATCCTGCGGAGCCTTCGACGGGGTGGGCTTCGGGATGCGGCCCATGGAGTGCATCGTGGCGAGTGCCATGAGCATGTCGGTTTCGGAAGGCTTCGCCTGGACGGGGGCCTGTTGCGCGGATTGGCCTTTGGCGAATGGGACGATCATGAGAGCCCCGCTCCACCGATCAGGGATTTCTGGCCTTGGTTCTGCTGAGAGGCGACGAGGCCCGAACCAAGGAAGGTAGGCTGGGATGGCTTCGCTTGGGGCTTTTGCCCTGGGCCGGTGCCTTGGGCGCCGAAGACTGGAGGGGCGCCGGGGGCCTGAGGGAGAACGGGGGCTGCTGGTTGAGGGGTGCCCATCATGCAAGCACCTGATGAGCGACGGGCGACGGGATTGAAGACATAAGGTCTTGGGCCAACCCCTGTCGCCCGCTCAAAGAGCCACATATGCTGCGTTCGCTTGCCCTGCTTTGCACAGCTAGCAATTCGCTCCTATATCCCGGGAGCTTTAGTCGGTGGATAGGGTAGCTACTCCTATCCCATCCCCAGGAGCAGGTACCAATCCATTTACGGAGGTACTCAATTGCGTGCTGGAGAGAATTCAAATTCATGCGGCCCTCACTTCTTCTTCATACCGCTCAAGGGGATCGTAGTCGTGTTCGACATTGGGCTTGTGCTGATGCTCACCACCTGCATATTCGTGCGGGGCGAGGGCGTTCGAGAAGGTCAGGGCGAGGGCATCGATATCGTCAAGCTCGAGATCGGGGTCGAGCTTGAGCATGTCCTCTTTGGAGATGAGTTGGATTTGGTCTTTTTTGTTGAAAGTGTATTTGATCGCCATGAACTGGCGCTTAAGTTCGGGGTCATCGGGGAGGCACCCGGTCTTGGTCCAGGCGCGCAGGGCCCCGTACATGCCGCTGCGCATGTTGGCGTATTGCTCCTGCTCAGAGCCGAAGGAGCGATGGGGGGTCATGTCCTTCGAGCCGAATTGGACCTCGTAGCAGAAGAGGGCCTTGTGCCTGATCTGGTCTACCACACCGCCACCCACGCCACCCCCATCCACCATGATCCCATCAGCGTGGAGACGGAAGTTCGCGTCGAAGACTTTCTCCGCTAGTTGTACAGTTGAAAGCCCTTGAAATCGTTCTCGAGGGTAGGTACGAGCGTCCCGTCCTTTGCGGGGGTAAATGACAGAAGCGTTCTTGCCATATCGTGCCACGTCCACCCCAAGGGCAAGCGGATCGGTGAGGGCGGAGATGGCGTCGCGGGCCATGGCCTCAGTGATGTCGGCTGCATTGAAGAACTCCATCTCACCAACGCGGGGGAACATGCCGTAGACGCGGATGCGGACGAAGTCGGAGTCTTCGCCGTAGGCATCGATCCACTTGGAGATTTGCTCTTTGTTGGTGAAGTCGATTGAGCGGGAGTCAACGGAGCGCGTGCGCCAATACTTGGCAAACATCCCGCCCTCGAAACATTCCTTGAAGCGGCCCGAGTTGCGGGTAGGGTTGCCATAGACAAGCCAGAAGATTTGGGTGTCCTTATCAGTGAGGGCGCCTTCGCTGGTTTCCCAGATTACGTCGTCGATGGCAGAGGCCTCATCCATGATGAGGAGGATGCGACGGCCTTGATTGTGCAGACCCGCGAAGGCCTCGGGATTGTTCTTGGACCAGGGGACTTGATCGAGGCGCCAAGTGCGTTCGTACTCGGGGTGGTAATACGACGTAGCTGTCAATTTGAAAACATCTTTGGTTATACTGGCCGCGTGCCACCGCCCTAACTCTGCCCAGGTCTTACCTTTAAGCTGGGGCTCGGTATTGGCAGTGACCACGCCACGGGTATCTGGAAGGGTGTCGATGCCCCATTTACAAATCCAAGAGACCTCGGCGGATTTGCCTACGCCGTGGCCAGAGGCTGTGGCTTCGAGGATGGGCTGGAGGGCTTCGGTCAGGTTCGTCGTGGATTGCAGGCGATCGCGGATGCCCTTAAGCTGATCCTCTTGCCAATAGTTGGGGCCTTTGAAGTTGGCAAGGCGACCGGGCGAGCCCCATTCCCATGCACCTAAGACGTAGGCGAAGGGGTCCTTCGACACAGAGGCGAGCCAATTGACTAAGCTCTCGTCCATCTAAACCCCTAAGGGGCAAAGCAAGTGAACCCGGTCCGGGAGGATTAGACCCACTCTAGCTTTGCCCCTCCCCCAGGAGACTGTTAACGCTTTCCTTGCTTTATATAATCGAGGGTACTCAAAGCGTTAGCTGCATTAAGAGCGGCCTGTGAATACTTCATTGCCTGATCATGATCAGTTGCCATCGAAGCCTTTTCGATTAACAACATCACATGATCCTGGTCTGCTCTTCGTTCCTTTGGCTTATCTTCTTCCATCGGGTTCTACCTCCGAATGTGTCAACGCTTGAAGGCGGTGCATTGACGTTACCGCTTAGGCCACCCTCCGCCGCTTAGTAGTTAGGATAGCTGCGAATGAAGGGCGGGCCGGAGGTTTCGAACGCTCCCCAGTCTTCGCCGCCTCCGGCCCAGAAGGCAATAAGGGCGGCTTAGTCCGGGAGGACTGGGACCCCTCACTGACTTCAACGGCGGTGGACTCAATGACCTTGACCTCGCGGGCCTTCCCGCTGCGTTCGATCGCGCGGTCTAGGAGGGCTGCGAAGTCGTGCTTGTGTTCGACCTGAGAGGTCTTGGGATAGCCAAAGCGATCGGCGCGGTCTTGAGAAAGGCGGTTGAGGGTCAAGAGTGGGAGCTTATCCCCCGCCTCATCCGCTTCCTCAAGTTGATCCGCGATCATGGCCTCAGTCTGGATCATGTTGGCCATGCCCAGGTCGAGGTATTGATCCACGTTCCGGTTCCAAATCTTCTCCACGTCGTCACGGTAGAGGGTGACGAGTTCCTTGAAGGAGGGATCAGCGAGGAGGATCGAAATGCGCTTGAACGAAATCCCAGTCTGACGACGGATGTGGTCGTGCGTCGCGCCGATGGCGACGAGGCGCGCTACCGCGTGGTGGCGTTCGCGGTACTGATCGAGGGCCCGGCCAGCGGCGGTGAGGGCTCCCATTACGCGGCCCTCCGACGAACAGAGCCAAGAGTATTGCCATGTAATAGCGAAGTCACACGCGGTGCATCAGCAATGAGCTTTGCGACCTTCGGGAGGTCCGATACGTCAATAAAAGTACGGTTCATGAGTGTATTCTTCTCAGGGAGATAGCGTTGGATGAGCTTAATCTCCTCTGCATCCAATTGCCAAACCGGAACCCACTTGACTTTGATTTGATCAAACTCAATTAGCGGAACTTCCTCCTTACCTTTGGCTGGACGAAGCCCTTTCTTATGCCTGCGCATACCGCTGATGTGTTGACCAATCCGATGATAAACGTTCAGAGACTTCCCAACGTACAGCACTGTCCCTTTGAAGAGAAGGAGATAAACCCCAGTTCCAGGCTGAGGGTGGCCAAAAGGCTCAAACCCTTCTCGTTCCGATGCCGCACAATCCTCCATCATGCATTCCATTATACACCTTCCTGCCCCAAATGTCAAGTGAAATCGCTCGGTCAACTCACGCTTCGCAATCCGCGTGATGGGTATGGGTTGTTCCCCACAACAAAAATTTGCGGGGCAACACTGGGCCGGCCCGACGCGCGCGTTTTGGGGGTGGGGGTGGCGGCAAAGTCACAGTGTGGCGGAAAGGACACGTTGCCGTTCAGCCACAGTGGCATGGATGCAACACCTGTTGCCCAAAAGCCACC